GTGGAGGACGTTGTAACTTCCAACGTCGGCGTCAAGACACCGCCCTGGAGTTGACTCCCGCCCACGACCAGCAGCGAAGCGAGCGTCGACCCGCCCGAGACGACGAGACTCGCGAGTGTCGACGCGCCGGCCTGGAGTGTGGTCACGGTGGACCCGCCCGTCACGCTCAACGCCACGAGCGTCGAATGGCTCGAGTTGAGCCGCGCGGTCGCATTCAACAGACCCGCTTCGATCGCGTTTACCTCGTCCTGGAGTGAGTTGACGTGCTCCGCTTGGATCACGTCGCTCGTGTTCTTCGTGGTGAACGTCTTGACCGCGCCGGGATAACTCGCCATGTGGTTACTCCGAGAAATCGCGCGTGTGCGCTTCAGGCACGACGCCGACGTGATACCCAAAATGTCGGAACGCATCCTGCCCGACGTAGACGAACCGCTGCGTGTAGGTCCGCCCATCGGCGGCCAGTTGCAACATGCGGTGGTACTGCCGCCGCGCCACCCCCACGTACGTCCCCGTGCCGTACAGGGCCGTCCCGTACTTGGACCCGGTCGCCCCGATCGGAATTGTCTGCGAGCCGATCGGCGTCCCGTCCACTTCCGGGTCACTGCTGAGCGTGCCGGCGTGCGGTTCGTACTGACCGCGCAGATCCACCCAACGCCCGCGGAACGGCCCGAGGCTCAACGCCGGCCCACGATAGTCTGCGGTCAGATTGCTGCTGTTGGCGGTCGTGCCGAAACTTTCGTGAAACACCAGCCCGCCCGTACTCGCCGCGACGCCCCAGAGCTCGCCGCGCATCCCGTTAGCCGTCTCCGGCCCATCGAGCGGTAGATAGATCCCGATCGCGCGATCGGTCGCGCTCCACGCCGGGGCTTGTTCTAGTCTCATCCTCGTCAGGTCGAGCACCCATTCGCCAAACGTGTCGGTCGGATACCGTCGCGGCACCGCGATCCGAATCTCTTTCCGCTTGTGGTGATAGACAGCCCCCACTCGACTCAGCGCCGTCGGTGTGGAGTTCAGTACGAGGTCTTGCCACGCCGGCTCGATGTCATGGGAGAGCAGCCGATCGCTCGTCCCGTCGAACAGATAGACCCCGCTGGCGCCGGCATGGAGCACACTGTTTTCCACGAGACACACGGCCCGCGGCCCGAAGGCGCCATCTTCTGCCGTCAACGTCGGCCGCACGTCGAAATCGAGCGACGTCTGGCCGACGATCACAAACACCGTTGTTTCGCCGAAGACCAACAGCGCGTCGCCGAGCGGCTGGAGGGCGGTGATGTTGTCACCGCGCACGAATGGCAGATCCAAATAGAACAGCCCCGGCCAGCTTTGCGGCTGAAAGAGCTGCGTAAAGTGCAGCCGATTCTTGACCGTGGCTGAGCGCGCCCACCAGCGGTTTTTCCAGACCACGCCAAAGCTCAAGACCGGCGGCACGGTGTGATCGGTCGGGATCTCGTCGTTCCCGGTCCACGCCGAGCTCGTGATCACGACGGTCGAATGCGTGCCACCCGACTGCACCGCGCTCGACACTTTCCGCAGGACTGTTTCGCCACTCCCTTTGTTCCGCGCGTAGACCACGATCGCGTCGACCTGGGCATCGGTGGAATTGAGGATCACCGCCCGGATGGCACCGGTCGATACCAGCGTGATCGTGGACCCGGTCGTTGCTCCGTTACTTTCGAAGGCGAGGTCCCGATCCTTGTAGGTGAAGCTCACTTCGAACTCGACCGCCAGCAGGTTGCCGCCGCTGGTCGAATCGACCGACAACGTCGACCCGTTCGCAATCCCGAACCGCGTCCAGCTGGAGCCGTTCGTGGACTTCATCGGGACGGACGACGAGTCCATGACCACCACGAGATCCCGATCGGCCGGGAAGTACACCTCATTGACCGTCGAGCGCGCCGCGAGCAGCGCCGTGCTCCACGCGCCGTTGTCCGTCATCGTGTGGACCGTTCCGGCGGCGCCGTCCGCAACCACGGTAAAAATGGTCGACGCGGCGTTTGGGATCGTGGTGTTCAGATAGACCCGGGCCGCGCCGTTGATCCGTCCACTGCTCAAGGTCGTCGTCGACACGGCGAGATACCCCGGTCGGACGACCAGCGCCCCGGGCTCGCTCAAGCTCCAATTCGTGAGCACCTGGGCACGGTTCGGCTTGAGCAGCGACGGCGACGTACGGAGATCCAGCCCGCCCGTCATGTCATTGACAGGGACGAGTTGATACTGCCGCGTCGTGACCGGCTTTTCTGCCGTGGCCTGCTTCGCCATCTACATCCCAACCGGCCAGCTGTCAGGCGCCGGCGGCCCGGCGTAGTTGTTCATCGGCGACGCCGACGGGACGCCCACCGCGGCGCTCGGCGGCGTGGGCTGCGGCTGCTGCTGCCCAAACTGGAAGGACGGCGACCCCACTAACGACCCCGCGCCAGGCTGCCCGAACGTCTGCCCTTGCAGCATCTGCTGCAACACCTGAGACGGCGAGTACGCGGATGCCGCCGCCGGCCGGGACGTCGTCTGTGCGGCGCCCGCCTGCATCAGCGCCGTAATGACCTTCTGCAAGATTTGCGCAAGGGCCGGAGGCATCGTGGCGGCCCCAGGCGCACCCGGCGCGCTCGCCCCACCCGCCAACAGCCCGGGCGGCGCGGCCGGCGGCGGCGCCCCGGCAAACCGCGGAATCCGTAACCGCAACAGCTGGACCGCTTCCTGCACGGGCGACTGTGGCCGCGCGCCCTCACCCTGTTCGGTAAACCGAATCCCCGCGCCTTCGTATGCCATCACTCCGCCTCTTTCTTCGTGTCACAGTACGGGCCAGTCGCCACCCCATGAAATCGCGGCGGCGGCGCGTCCACGCGAGACACTCGCCGTTCTCCACAGTGGCACACCGGGGTATCCGTGCTCTCGACCGTCGCCGTATGCCCGCACGCAAATGTCACCGTCATCTATGCCCCTCGCCGGAAATACGACCGGGCAAACGTCAAGCTCGTGCCGCCTTTCGTGCGCGTGGTCTGCCAGAAGCGCTGCACGTAGGCATAGAACTTCTGCATCTGCCGCTCGCTCGCCTCGAGGTCCTTGCGGAACTTCTCGAGCTGCGCCGCGGCGTAGTGCACGAGCGCCTGGTGATACGGACGGAGATCGGTCCGCTGCACGCCCGCCACGGTCGTAAAGTTCGTGCTGACGTTAGTGGACGCCACCACCTGAAACGGTTCCTGCGTATCGCTGGTCATCGGGACCGGCGCCGCGAGATAGGGCACCAGCACCCACGCCGACGCGCTCGAGCCCGTGCACGGTTTCGGCGCGAAGCCAATCACGCGCTGTCCGCCGTCGGCACGATCGTAGTAGTACGACGGCCGCTGCATCGTCGTGGACGCCGTCGTCGACGTGTTCCAGCCCGGCGCGTACCGATTCAGCCAGTGCGGATCGCGCCGCGGCAGATCGTCTCCCACCAACACGGTTTCATTCGAGGACGCATCGAGATAATGGAACTCGACCTGTCGCTTGCTGTAGCGGAGGAAATCCCCGACCAGCGAGGACGGATCGACCGTCAGGGCGTATTCCTGCGTCCCGCCGACGATCGTGATCGTGCTCGTGCGCTCCAAACATTCGGTGATGTCCGCGAACTCGTACGCGCCTTCGTTGATGGCCGCTTTCCGGCGCGCGGTCGTAAACAGAATCGTGCTGTCGTCGGTCCCGAGTTCACGACTCAAGCGCTCGTTATACAGCGAGGAGAACATCGTCACAGCACGGTACCCATTTACGTCACCCCCAAGAGCGTGAACGACGGCACGGCACGGCCAACGGGTGTCACGGCCCCGATGTCCCAATACCGCCGTGGCAGCCGTGGCGTCACGATCGGGAGGTTGTTGCTCACCGCCATCGCGCCGGTGATGAGGCCGTGGTTGCCCTTCCCGGTCAGATCGAGTACTGGACCAGCACCATTGGTGCCAGGCATCCACCACGCCAGCGCCCGCATGAGCAACGGAGATGTCAATGGATGGTGCTGGAGATCGAGTAGCTCGGCTAGTGACAGCGTCGCGTTCCAGACGCCAAGCCAGTGAATCGCGCCTTGTAGACTGAACGACTGCCCGTCTTGATTCCCGATCAGGCACACTTGCCCAGCATTCGATGTCGCCGTCCCGCTGCCGTTGGTCTGAACGCTATACGATGACGGCTCTGCGGCTGGAATCGATTGCGTTCCGACAAACAGCCTATTGTTCCCAGCCGTGTTCAAGTCGGATTGACCTGCCAGAAACATCGGAATGTTCGCGGTAGCGCCAAAGAAATTCGTCCAGTTGGCGTGGATGTCCAACGAAGTGGTCGCCCTGCCACGAAACAGTTCTAAGCCATAGCCAGCACCACCACCGATGAAATCTTGTGGGAAAAAATTGTGCCTGGCGGCTCCGGCGTTTTTCGTCATGATCCGCACCGCATTTTGCGACAGCGTGCGCAGGGTGACCCACGCCACGAACGTCGCCGGATCAACATTGTCGAGAAACGTCGTGGGCAGCGTGACCCGATCCGTGGTTGACGACGCGAATGTCAGCGCGGTGTTGATGCCCATCGCCTACACCGACTGATACTGCACGCCGACAAACGACCAGACATGATTGCCAGCCGTGGTATTGGAGTTCACGCCCGTGTTGTGGCTGATGAACAGCCCCCATCGCGTCGGCATGTTGTACCCGAACAGGGCGGCGACTGAGAACGGCCGACAGTAGTACACCCGGTTCGACGTAGTCGAGTCGACCGAGAGCGCGGCGGCAAAGTAGATCCCGCTCGTCATAACCCCGACCGAGGTGAATGTTTCCGCGCTGCTCGTCCCGTCGATCACGTCCGGATAGACCACCGCCGAGGCAAGATCGTCAGAGATTGGTGCGTAGACATAGATCTGGACGTAGGTGTTGGTGGTCGGCGTCGTGCCAGCCGTCCACTGCCCGCTCACGAGCACGTCATCGTAGAGCGTGCTGATGTTGCTGACGGCGGTCGATTCCACGCCGGCGACGAAGGTCGAAGAACTCGCTACGTTCTCCGGCGCGATCGTGATGGTGGCGGAGGCCGTATAGAGAGGCTTGTAAGTCGTGCTCACCGCAACCTCAGTTCTTCATGGTGTCCATTCGGCCGTCGGTCATCTGGCTCGACGCGAATCCCGCCATGCCCGTCGTCGGTCCAGATGAACGGCCCGATGTCCGATGGGGCATCCCGCAGCATCGCCACTTCCACGTGCGCGAGCCAGCCGAGGAACTCGGTCAGACACTGCACCCGACGCGCACGGGGCACCCGCAGGAAGTCGCGCATCGTTCGGATCGTGTAGGTCGGTCCCGTCACGGCAGGTTCCGCGCCGTGTCGATCACTGAAGCAGAGACGGTCCCTTCCAGCACCAGGGTCGCTGGTACCGCATCGCTCCCCGTCCCGGTCGCGTAGATCCGCTCGAATCGATTGGCCAGCCGTTTGTAGAGGATTAACAGCTTTGCTTTCGTCCCGACCCCGCCGGCCCCGCTGAAGATGTCATCGAAGAACGCGCGCCGATCCGCCAATGACGGATTGATGCCATCACCGGATAGCTGGACGATGGTCTGCAAGCGTGTCGCATTGAGCGAGGAGAGCCCAGCGATCTCTGTCGCGACGATGTTGTCGCCAATCTGTGTGATCGTGACGCTCGTTTTCCATACCGTAAAGGCTGGGCTCGCAGCCAGCGCATAGACCCGCGACAGGCATTGATTCCCGTCCGGGGTGTTTGGGACCGCGTTGACGGCGACGCCCACGAAGCCTCCGCAATCCGGCGTACCAGCCTGCACGAGATCTGCGCTCACGGCGATAGCCGTCTTGAGGGCCAAGAGTTGCGCGGTGGTCTGCGCCTGTGTCGTGCGCACGACCCCGATGAACATCAGCAGGACGATGATCGCGATTCGAAAACAAGTGACTACGCCGAGATTCATAAGCTAATTCCTTTACTGCGCGCAGTAGATGCAGGTCATCGTCACCTACGACGCTCGTAATACGACGCTGCCGACACCGGCCGGGAGCCTTGTCCCGGCAACGCCAAAAGGGTTGGAGACGGTCGAGGGCGCGCTACTTCCGTCTGGACCAAGCACGGTGATTCGCATCGTGTAGAGTGTCTCCGGCGTGATCGGCAGAACGGTCGGTAACGGCATGGTGATGAGTCCAGCGCCGTTCGGCGTCGGCTTGCCCAGATCCTGCGTCCACACCAGTGCCCCGGTCCCGTTCATCTGCATGCTCACCGCCTCGTAGCGCGTCACGACGAAGGTCCCGTCTAGCTTCGTCGCGCTGTGATCCGGCGAGGCGGTGAAGTCGACAAAGCGCGGATTGATGACTGTCTGCGCGACGCCGGGCGCGACGGCGAGCAGGAACAGCGCGACGAACAGCAATCGTGTCATGTCCATTCCTACCTTCGACCGAATGCGAGCGATCCGCCATCAAGCATCTACGTGCTCACCCAGTACGCTACGGACACCGTCATGCCGGCGTTGGTCGTCGGTACGTTCACGGTCAGGGCCGCGCCCGTCGAGGACGCGAACAGGTACGCCGGCGGCGTCACGGCGAGGTTCGCGCCGCTGATCGCGCTGGACGTCGCGTGCAGGCCCAGACTCCAGACGAGCGAGGACGTGCCCGCATTCGTGCTGTAGAACCCCACTTGCTGAAAGGCTGTGATCGTGCTGATGATCGAATAGGCGTACACAAAAGCCCGCTGCGCTGCATTCGAGGATGCGATCGTGATCACGCTGGAATTGTTGAACGCCGTGGACGCCGCGAACGACTGCAAGCCCGGCAGCACTTCCCGCGTGAACAACCCGCGCGCGCCCGTGCTCGGCGCCGACGTGCCCGACTCCAAGACGCCGCCCGCCGTGATGGCAACTTGCGTCGAGTAGTTCGTGAGCTGAACAGCCCACGTGGTCGACGCTTGTGTCACCGTGGCCTGCAAGTCAGCTGCGGTGCTCTGATGCACACGCACCGACCCCGTACTGACCGTGACGATGGTCGACGTCGTGACTGCGACCACGGTCTGCAACTCGCCCGAACTGTTGAAATGAAAGCCCGCGGAACTCGCCCAGTTCGTATCGGACGGGCGTACGGCGACGATCCCAGCCAGCGAACTCAGGACACCACCGACCGCCCACACGTTCACGCCGCTGGAGTTCGTCGCAGGCGTGGCCGTCGAGAGCAGGCCAGCCGCAAATGCGCTGACCGTGACCGACGAATTGCCGCTCGTGATGATGACCGACGAATTGCCCGACGTCACGATCACGCTGGAGTTGCCCGACGCCACCACGACGGTGGATGCGCCCGACACCACCCATGGGCTGGTCCCTTGCAGCACCGTGGAATCGCCAGTGGTCGCCACGACGCCGACGATCGAGCTGATGACAAATGGCCCCGTCGACGGCGCCACCTGCCGTACCGCCACCGCCCACGCCGTCGACGCCGGCGCGCTATCGAGGACCGCCGCGAGCGCGAGCGTCGATTCCGTGCCTCCGATCGTCAGCACCTCCTGATGCATGACGGTCGAGTTCTGATTCTGGGTGACCGTGCGGACCTTGAACGAGATCGTCGACGGCTCTTGCCCCGCGATCCAATCGAGCGTCGCCATCTACCTACCCCTCGCCGCGAAGCCCTGATAGGCGAGCTCCACGGTCAAATGCAGCGCCGGATTGGTCAGGGTCGACCCAATCGCAGGGATCGAGTCTTTGACCCGACGAAACGCTTCCAGATGGCGGTACGTGTTCTCCGCGTGCGCCGGGTTGCTCTTGAGATGCCGGCCCAAGTGAATCCACGCCTCCGGCCGGTTGAAGCCGAGCGTCGTGGCCGTCCCTCGCACGGCCGTTTGCGCCACGCGATAGTGCGGCATCTCCATGGCACAGACGACGCGCTGCATCACGAGCCGCTGTTCCGTGTCGAGCCGATACAGCCGGCGCCCCCACCGCGCCCACCAGCACAGCGCCGCCCAGAGCCGTTCGAACCATGGGACCATCCCGCCGAACAGTGCTCCGAGGATGACCGTGTTCGGCCCGCTCTGCCAGAGCGGATAGCCTGGGTTCCCCGGGCCAGGCGGCATCGGGGCAATCGTGTCGGAGAGCGCCCAGTACCGCGTATGGTGTTCACCGATGACAGGCATCGGCGTTAGGTCATGCGCTCAGCGATGATCGACGCCGTCACGGCCGCGGTGAAGGTCGACGCGACCCGCGCCCGCAGGCGGTAGTCCTTGTACAGTTCGTTGACCGTGATGTACTGCCCTGACTGCCCCGGCGGCGATTTCACAAAGATCGCCTGCGTGCTCGCGTTCAGCGCCGTCGAACTGGCCGCTTCAAGCTGCCACGTCGCCGTCGTGTCTCCACCCACAAGCCACGTCGTCAGCACGAGGATCTTTTGCCCGTCCGCGAGATCCTTCGTGCCGAGCTGCGTCGAATCGATCTCGGCGCAGAGCGTGGCCGTCGACGGATTACTGACCGGCTGCGCCGTGGTCGAAAAGACCGGCGGGTTCCCCCAGTCCCTCCAAGCCAAATTGAACCTCCGTTAGCTGGCGCGGGTTGAGTCGATGTACCGGATGTAGCCGTGGACGCTCATCTGCGGCGACGTCGGAATGTCCGCGTAGCTGCTGCACCACCGCAACGTACTACCGGCCGGGCACCACGTGCCCTCGTATTCCCCCGCCGTCACTGTGGCCGTGGCGAACCCCTCCACGTTGCTGCTGCCACCGCCCGCGATGGTCAGGATCGTCGCCGCATTGGTCGAGGCTTGCCCATTCGACCGTGGCACGGTCGTGGAGCCGCCTTCAACCTTCAGCTTCCATTGCTGCGCAGCCGCCACCGACGAGGCTGTCGAGCACGTCAGATACGCTTCCGTGACGATCCAGTCTTCGTACGGCGGAACGGTGCGTTTGCCGTATCCGGGCTGGAGAAAGGCCGCCACCGTCGACGCACTGGTGGACGCTGCGGCGGCTGGCCCAGCGACCCACAGCAACGACTTCGCCCCATAGACGGGGCCATTGAACGCTGTCTTCCCCATGTGTCACCTCACAACTACGCACGGCACGCTGAGGCAGCGCACCCGGCGGCACCGAGCACCGTGCGTCGAAGACCGTTGCCGCTTTCAGGCGCCAGCCGATCCATAGACGCCCGTCCAGCCCCACGCCCCGACCGAAAACCGATGGCGCACCTTGAAGATCCGGTTCCCGGTGCGAATGTCCTTGTCCATCGGCTCGAGCGAAATCGGGACGCGACGGTAGAACGTCAACATGTGCTGGTTCTTGTTCCCCGCCACGAGGAACCACGCATCGCTGTCCGTCAAACGCGGATTGACGACGATCGTCCAGGTCCGTCGCTTGAGCGGGTTTTTGTCGTTGTCCGCGCTGCCAGGCAAACCCACCGAATTGACCAACCGATCCGCCAGGAATTCCAGCGCCGGCGGGATGTACAGCTTCAGGTTCTGAATCGGCGACGCCAGATGCCCCGCTTCGTCCTTCTGATCCGTCTGGAGATCGATCAAGGCTTGCGTGAGCGACTGGGACGACAGATCCGCGTCTGTCGACGGCCGGTTTTTCGCGGTGCCCCCGCTCCGGAGCACGTGCGCGGTGTTGAACAACGACACCCCATCCGGGGTCGTTTCCGAGGAGAACCCGTTGTTGAACGGATTGGCCGCCCGGCCTTCCTCGACGTACCGCGCCGAGAAGGCGAGCCATTCGCCGGCCCGGTTCAGCACGTTCTCCACGTCATCCTCGAGCGCGGTCTGGGTCACTTCGAACGCCAGCCCGTTCTCGGTGTGCGTGAAGTCCTTGGTGTACGCCTGACGAATCTCGTCAACCGCGTAGTTGTCGCCTTCCGCCTTCGCCACCGTGTCCCCGAACGGGACGTAGGTCACGACGCGCTCGAACTTCCGATCCGAGGACTTCACGTTGTAGACCTCGGTGTAGATCCGCGGCAGCTCCTTGAGCTGCGACTTCATGATCGCGGCGATGTCCTTGTCGACGTTGTCATAGAGGGCGTCAAAGACGCCTCGTGTTTGAGCCAATGCAGTTCTCCCTTACCGATAGAACGCCAGGTATCCCGAGGACGTGTTGAACTTGAAGGAGACCGCGCCGCCCGAATCACCCGGACTGTCGATCAGGCCGGTGATGATGACCAGCTTGGCCGGCGTCGCCAACGAGGACGCCGCCAGATTGATCACATCGATGTTGAGCGTGGATTCGCGATGCAGCTCGTACGGCTGCCCCACCAGCGACGACGTGATCAGCCCGAACCGCGTCCGCGCCCGGAATTCGACGTTCGGGTTGGCGTCCCAGACCGGAATCACCGGCTGCGCGCCGATGGCCGTGCTGAGATTGGCTGTGGACGGGGTTTCGGCCGCGAACCCGATCACCGCCGCGGCCGTCGGATTGAGCGAGTTCGACGACTGCGCGACCGGAATGATGCAGTCCATGAACGACGTGGAGCCGGCCGCGTCCAACTGCACCAACTGCCCGACCCGAATGACCTGGGTCGACGTGCCCGTCGAACATTTCATCGTGCGAATCGGAAACGCGCCCCAGGGGGACCGATGCGGGCGCACGAAGTCGCCCGAGTTGAGTGCGATATTCGCCATTGCGGAAACCTCACCGCGTAGCCTGCCGAGTAAACCCGGCACACGACGCGAACACGAAATGTGATGAGTGGTGAGGTCAGGAAAGATGCCGACCGTAAGCCGCTGACCCGAAACCCGTCAGCTCACGATCCGACAACGCCCGTGGAACCCGCGGCGGCCGGGATACGACGCCCGTTGCAGTCGGCGGCACTGTGCACCTGAAGAGGAAGCCGACGCGCGCATGCAGGAGCCACACGCGCGCGTCCAAGTCGCCCGATTCACCGCGGCGGCCGGCTGATCACCCATTGCACCACGTACGGAATCACCGTCGCGAGCAGCTGTGACCGGAATCACGCTACCACGGCCGCTGGCACCTGTCCAGCCGCCGGCGCACTATTTTGCACCGGCCGAAACTCGATCGCCGGCAGCACTGACCGCGCCAGGGGCACATCGGCCACCCGTTGCACCAGGTACGGAATCCCCGTCGCCAACGACACGAAATCAGCGAGGTGTTTGTGCGCGTACGACGTCCCGCCCCAATCCTGAAAAAAGCTCACGCTGGGCTTCCCGAGCCGGAGCGCCAGCTGCGACAACCCGCCATACGTCCCGACAAAGCCCATCGCCTTGTTCAGCACGGCGCTTTGCACCGCCAGGTTGTTCTCCGGCGTCAACAGGACCAGATCCGACAGAAGCACCACATTCGACGGGCGCTTCTTCGGGATGAAGGCGTGGTGATCGTCCAGGTGTGACCCGCTCGTCAGGAGTACCACATCGGATTGCGTCGCCAACTGCGCAATCGTCGTCTTTGCCACCGTCGCCGTGACCTCGTTCGCCGGAAACGTCCCGCGATGATAAAAGCCCACCGCCACAAACGGCGACGGGAGTGGTAGATCGGTTGCCGGCGCCGGCATCGGCTGCTGAAACTGTGTCCGTGTCAGGAACCATTCCAAGCCGCGCTCGCCGAGCCAAAATGGCGCACACGCCTGATACATCCACGCCGGATGCAACGTCAAGTAGCGTCCGCATTTCAAGGTCTCGGCGGCGTCCTGCAGCACGGCCCGATCCCAGTCGGTCACGACCATCTGCTTCTGCATCTGCGAGGTAAACGTCTGGAGCCGATTCTGGATCCGCACGTCCTGCGGCGTTCGCATCGCGTAGAGTTCGATCGCGGTTGGGGTCTGATACCACGCGCCAGCCCCGCCCCGCGTAATCGGAATCAACCGCTCCGGCGCGAGCTGCAACTTCGCGCGTACGGCTGCCAACCACGGGAGCCAATACATGACCTCGAAGCCCACTTCGCCGCGAAACGGGCCGATGAGGATCGGGCACCTACTGTGCTGCAGGAGTGACCGATAAAGCGGCCACGTCCACCCGCGGAAGCGCATCGGGGTGGGCGGCGGCGAGGGCTTCGGCTTCGTCCCAGTCGTCGGGGTAGTCAATCGAGAATCCTTCGTAGCCCTCGGTGAAGAAGGGCGCGATTTTGGTCCCGCTGATCGTGCCGAATGCGGGAACCACATAGCTCCACGCCATTTCCAGCGATGAGTTTTGGATGTAGACCTGTGGCAGTGATTGCGTCGGGCGCGAATGCCACGGCGGCTGACTGCGCGAGACGTTCCCAAAGCCCGGGCCTTGAGCCGGCCACTGCTGATCAATCAGCGGGACCATCGGATAGCCAGGTCCGGCCCACTGCCACATCTTGCCGGGATGCTCCCGAACCGGTTGCACCGCGCGGATCGAATGCACTTCCGAGCGCTGGAATTGCTCATACGCCCGCTGAATCGTCGCCGCCGTACGGAAGGGCGAGGTCGGGCGCAGAATCGCGAACGCCTGCTGTCGATACCGCTCGAGCGCCTGCGCCACCCAGACAATGTCCGGCTGCGCGTCCTCGGCGGGCTGCCGCGACAGGAACGCGACACCCATCTCAGTCGCGATGATGCACACAGGATTATGGTCCGTGCAGACCACGATCTGTTCAAACACCCCGCTCGCCTTCGCCGCCGCGATGGTGTACGCGATCAAGGGATGCCCGGCAAGCACCCTCACGTTTTTCCGAGGGACGCGTGTTGACCCGCCGCGCGCCGGAATCAGTGCTATCATTGAATCAGGCTCTCTGCGGTGTGGAAGGACACACGGGAAACAGTACCGTGGACGCCAAGCAACGAAAGGCATTCCTGGTGCGCAAAGCTGACACTGCCCGCCCGTAGTGGTTCGACGGCGGTGGGATAGCCGGTATCAAGCCCGGCCAGAGAGCCTATCACTTGTACCGATACTCCCCAGTAATCCGCAGGCCGTAGTCGGTCTGCACGCGCCGCATCTTCGCAATCGGCGCGCGCTCGCTCTCATACCACCGCTTGACGCCGTCGCCTTTCGCGTCGTGCGCCCGCTGCAAGTCCCGACACAGCTTCGTCAGCCCCGCCGGCTCCAGAGAAAAGGCGTGGTCGGTCCCCTTCATCGCCCGATTCAGCGTAAAGTGCTTCTCGATGATCCGCGCCCCGTACGCATACGCGACCAGCGCCATCGCGATCCCGCTGTCGTGCCCCGACCACCCAATCACCACGTCCGGGTAGCGCGCGCGCATCTCCACGATCGTCAACAGATTCAGCTCCGACCACTGCATCACCGGATAGGCCGCCGTGCAGTGCAGGAGCGCGAACGACGCCTTGTGGCTGCGTAGCAGGTTCACGGCGGTATCCACGTCGTCCCAGGTACCGCCTCCAGTGGAGAGCACGATCGGCACGCCCAACCGCGCCACGTGGTCGAGCAAGGCCAGATCCGTCAACCCGCCCGACGCAATCTTGATCGCTGGCATGTGCCGCGCCAGCACGAAGTCAGCAGACGGTTCATCGAACGCCGTGGCGAAACACGTGACCCCGCACGCCTGCGCGGTGGCCTGACAGGCCGCGAACTGGTCCGCGTCAAACTCCAGCGCCGCCCGGTGCGCGCCGTAGGTTGGGCCAAAGCTGTGTTCGTTGTCGTAGGGCTGCTCGAGCAGCGCGGCGCTGTAGAGCGTGACGTTGTCGCGTTTCTGGAATTTCACCGCGTCCGCGCCGGCGCGCGCGGCCGCCCCGATCAACCGTTTGGCTGTCGCGACCGAACCGCCATGGTTGTGCCCGAGCTCCGCGATGACGTACGCTGGGGTGTCGTCGTTGATGATCCGGCCGTCGATCGTTACGGCACGCATGGGACGGGAACAAAATGACGGGCCACCTGTGACCAGGCGGGCACCGCGTCCAGACTTGGGGACTGGTCATCGCAGTTCGTGATCAAGCGCTTCCCGCGCTCGAGCACGGCCCAGGCCGTCGTATTATTCGCGCGCAACGCTGGGTCGAAGAACGCGATACACGCCGTCGCGCGCATGATTTCCCGGTGCAGCGCCGCATCGCTCAGATAGCCGAGGACTTCCACGCGATCGGCGCCGAAGATGTGCCGGAGCGCGATCGCTGAATATTCCAGCGCCTCAGACCAGGGCGACCCTTCATGGACCCCCACTGACAGCAGGATCGTGTAGTTTTCGCCCGCGTGCGCGTCGCGGAAGGCTTTGTAGTGCTGGAGCACGCGCCCGGTTTTGTGCGCCATCCCGAACGTGAGGTAGGTCCGCGCCGCCCGCGGCAGCGGCGTCTCCACCGTCGCGGGACAGGGCAAGATGGCCACATCAGGACGCACGAACTGGAGCGCCTCCAGAGTCTCAGGGGCCACCGTCCAGACGCGATCCGCGCCAGTCACCCAGCGTCGATTCCGCATCCGTTCCTGCTCCGATCGGGACGTGTGCCACCCATGCAGAATCAGGTCGTACGGGCGCTTGAAATACGGATGCTCCCACTCATGGATCTCAGAAGGTTTCACCGAAATCACAGGCTGGAACGCCGGCTGTCCGAGTGGCCGGAGCGGCACGCCCAATTCTCTCGCCAAGCGGACGTTCCACTTCGCCACCCCACAGGTGTACGGATTGGTGTGGTACGACTGGACGCAATCGATCATGAGTCAGCAACAGCCGAAAATGACGACTTTATCGAAGCACGCCGCACAATCTTTGGAACAGGCCCAGGTATCTTCGTTGTCCCCGTAGAGTCGTTTAGACACCCATCTAGGTTCCCCCGCCTTGCGCTTCTTGCGGCACGTCACACACGCCACACCCTCATCAGGTTCGTCGCGTAATTGTTTGTCTTTTCTCATGTTTATCTTTTCTCATGGGCGGCGATACACCAACACGCGGTCTTTGCCCATCCAATCCATCGCGGTTTCCTTCTCGGGATCACGCACGAAACCCTCAAGCACGAACAGCAACCGCAGGAAGTCTTTGTTCAGGAGCGTCATGTGCGTCGGGTCGAGGTCGTCGCTCGTCGCCACGTCGAGCAGATGATCCGGGTTCGGATGAAACCGCGTGGTCACGTAGACGTACGCGGACGACAACTGGCACAGATGCCGGACGAGCGCCGGGACGTGCCGGAGCTCGACGTGTTCGATCACCTCGCGGCAAATCACGAGATCGCAATCCCGATCGTTGAACGGGACATGTGTCGAACGATGGAGCTCCGGGCGTGGCGGCTGATGCGGCTCATAGCCCCAGGCGTACACGTTGAACTCTCGCAGAACCCGCACGAGGTAGCCAAAGCCACAGCCGTAATCGAGCACGAGATTCGGTTGAAACGTGTTCACGATGCGCGCCGCATGTGGACGTTCAATCCGTGAACGCGCCTCCCACGAGTAATCCGTGACGGGCTGCCACGGCTGCGCCGCCGGCTGCGTGGTCAGGAACCGTTCAAACGCTGCGAGCTGGTCCGGTGGCGTTCGTTCACGTACACAATCCGTGTACCGACGCGCTGGCACGCCTCCAAGACCTCTGCCGGTAAGCGATCCTGCCATTCGATGCCTTTCACGAGGGTCTCCGGCTTGAGCCGACGAATCGCCGCCGCCAGCGTGTCATCCAGGACCACGCGATCGACCATGTCCAGCGCCAACACCGTCTCGGCCCGCTCTTGCTGTGATTGGAAGGGGGTTCGTCCCTTGGCGAGAATGACGGTATCCGGTGCCACGCGGACAACAAGCGTATCTGCGCCCGTCTCGAGCGCTTGAGCACGGCGCAAATATCGAATGTGCCCGACGTGAAGGGGGTCAAAGGCGCCATCCGCCAGAATCACCCGTCGTCGTCGACGCGCTGCACCCGCTCATACGAGTCGCGCACCGATCCTGACACCTTCCCGCTGTGGTGCAGGAAGTCGGCCGCCTCGTCGCCGAGCTGTGAACTCGCCGCCTCCACAATCTCGTTCTTGGTCGCGATGGGGTTCCCCATGTTCTTCGTGTTCAACCGCGCCTTCGCAAACTCGATCTGGCGCCGATCGTCCCGCGGCATCTGCATCAGCACTTCCTGGCCGCGTTCGCCGCGCACAATGAAGCCGGACACATCCACCGCGTAGCCGCCAATCTGTTCGAGATCCTGCACGTCGTCGGGTCGGACGTTCGCCCAGCCCTTGCGCTTCGCCCGCCAGATATGGTCCGCGCCCGTCGCCGCGTTGAACCAACGGCACTCCATGCTCCGGTCCTTGAGATCGATCGGGGCGGATGGTTCGCCAAACGGGTGTTGGAGCCGGCGCTCGAGCACAGAGATCCGAGGCTTCTTCGGTGGGTCGACCGAGGCTACTTTTGTCATTTAATCCTCTTCGAGTACGTTCGTTCGGCCGGGCCGGAACCCCTCCGTGAGTTTCTGGTACTTGGCTTCGTCGATCCCGCGCGCGGCCGCAATCTTCCGCGACATCCCAGTCAACGGTTGCCGGGCCGGCGCGCCACCCCCAGGCGTTTCGGTCACGAGCGGCGGATGCGCCGGCGGCGCCACGCGCGCGACGGGTCCTTTCAGCGCGCCTGCACCCGCAGCCAGGAGCGTCACGAGCGCGGCCACGTTCGGGTCAGCCGTCAGATCCGGCGGCAACGCCTGCCAGAAGGTCTGTAACGCCGCGGGGTCCAGGTGCACCCCGGCGGGCATCTGCGCGCTCATGGCCATCCGCAGATTCACGGCAGATTGCTGCTGTGCGGACTGCTGCTGGACAGGGCGCACCGCGTCGGCAGCGGCTTGACGTGCCGCCGTTTGCTGCCGTGCATGAATCCGCGCGGCCCGTGGAAGATCCGGTTTCCCGTCCGGCGTGTAGAGGTCGAAATCCCGGGCGACTTGCTCGACGTCCGGGTCCGCTTCGGGCGCCGCGGGCGCGCTCGGCGTAGGGGCTTGGCGCTGGGTCAGCCCAGGATTCTGCCGCAAGAACTCGACGTAGGGCCGCATCTCGGCCACCGCGGCTTCGAGCTGGTCCGCTCGGGCGGCGCGGTCTTTCAGCGCGTGCTTTTCGCGCCGTTCCGCGAGGACGGCCGCCAAGGGGACGTACTTTTGGCCCCCGACTTCGACCGCGTCCACTTCGGCGGCGGCCGGTTCCTCGACTGGGGCGGCCGGCGGCGCGGCCGGGTCAGCAGCCGGCGCCGCGGCTGGCGCCTCTTCTTCCACATTCGTCAACGCGGCAACGTCGTCACTCACGCGGGTACTCCTTCCACGACCGCGAGGATGTCGGCCTCGCGCAATAGCAGATACCGCTCGTCTTCGATCAGCACCTCGTGCCCGGCGGCCCAGGAAAACAACACGTAGTCGCCAACGTGCACGAGTGGCTCGCGCGCCACTAGCGCCTGCAATAACTTCGCAACGCCTGGCGCCAGTCCGGCGATCACGAACGCGGCGTCTTCCGCTTCCTGCTTACGCGGATGCACTGGCAGGCCGACCGCCACGACGGTCCCGGCTTCCTCCGGTTTTCGGTGCTCGCTCAGCCACAGCCCGGAATCAGTCTGCTCTGGGTTCGCTTCCGGCTTGACCAACACCCGATCGCCGAGCGGCCGCAGCATCAAAAACCACCCTTGAGCGTTCGTATCCGCTTGACCGCCACGCGAGGAATAGAGATACCGCCCGACAGGAGATCGCAATCCACGTCACGACTCTGCACGATCTTCACGCAGTCAGCGTCTGAGTCCAATAAATAGCCAACCGAGCGGCAACGCACCGCGTGCATGCTTTTGCGCGCCTCTTTGGCGTCTCCCCAGCCTTGATTGAACGCGCTGTCAATCCAGTCGACCTCGACGAGCTTCATACCCCCCCTCGGGTCATCGTCGTCGGCTGCAATCGCTCCGGGTCCATGACCTGCATCTTGGCAAGCAGTTCCTTCGGCCTGCCGATGAACCGCTCGATCTCCCGCTTCGCGACCACCATCTGCCGAATCTTCTGCAACGCCACCGTGTCCTCGACATCTGCCGCCGCGGTGTCCAGGAGGTCACGCCAGCGCTGTTGCTCCTCCGCCACGAGCCGGAGCCAGGCGGGATGGTTCACAAGGTCTTCCAGGTCCCGTTTGAGATCGGGCGCTTCCTTGTGACAGCGATAGCGTGGCATTTCCGCACTCACTTGTCCCATCTTTAACTCCTTGACTTCTCCCGCCTGTATCAAGGAAATTGGAGCGGCGCGTTATCGCTCATCGGGTCGCAATCCAATCCCCAAACCGCGTCGCCGATGTCTCGGCATCCACCTGTGCACACTCGTCAGCCGTGACCTGACTATCGCCATCGCCCCAGGTGATCCGCGTGAAGCCCGCCGCGGTCACGAGCGCGAACAAGTCGCACACGCTGTCTCCGGCTCGCCGCAACCCATGCGGCCAGACTTCGACCACCAGTACCCGCGCCGTCGAGACGAGCCGTCGCCCGCCGCGCATCACTTTCGCGTCCCAGCCCTGGGCGTCGATCTTGATGACATCGGCATGTGCCGCGATCGTATCCAGCATCACCACTGGGGTCCGCTCCTGTATGTCGACTTGCTGCGGCACAAGTTCTGCCAATAAGCTGTTCTGCGTCGCGGTCTTGGCGAGATACAACACGGCATCCGCAGTGAACGCATCACCCGCCGCCACCTGCAGCCAATCGGTACCGGGCACCATCGGGTAGCGCCGATCCGGTTCCAGCGCAATCACGCAGCTCGCGCCGTGCTGCAAGGCGAGACGTGACGCCGCGCCCGGACCCGCGCCGACATCGATCACGACATCCCCAGGCCGGAGCAACGGCGGAAAGGCGCGTCCGAAATCGATCTTGTGCATTCACCAACCCCACCCTCGCTGCTGATGTCACTGTGGCCCCATGAACTCGGCGTAGTCGAGCGCCGCCCAACACCGCCGACAGACCCAGTCGACGACGCCAGAGCAGCGACGGAACACGGCACGGCAGCGCTGCATCTTCTTCGCGCAGTCGACGCACTTGTGCGGGACCGGCTTCGACATCACTGTGGCACCATCGGCGGCATCGGCATCCCGGGCGGCATCCCAGGCGGCGCGGGTGGCGGACCTGGAGGAGGTGCAGGCCCGCCCAGCCCACCCAGCGCTCCCATCATGCCCGGCGGCATGCCAGGAATCGGCGGCAGTCCGCCCATGCCCATGCCCGGCAGGCCCATGCCCATCCCGGGCATCCCTTCCGACGCCGAGCCGAGAAAGGCTTGCTGACTGCCCAACTTGAACAAATGCAGAAACGACCGCGCAATCGCGCGCGCCGCCTGCTCCGTTTGGAACAACGGGATGAGCATCGGAAAGGTCTGCAGCAACGCCGGCAAAAACTGAATCGCTTGCACGAAGTCCCGACGCTGCTTGCTCACATCCGCCGTCTCCACCGACCCGTGCGGCTTGAACCGGAACGAGCCCTCGAGCATGTCGGCCGTGATCTTCCCGTCGCCCTCGATCGGCAAGCCACGGCCTTCCATGCCGACGATCAACGACTGCGGCGCCGGCACGCCAGCGGTTTTTTCCGCCAGCGCCCGCTTCCAAATCGCATGGCGGATCTGGGCGACGTCCTCCATCGCCTCGTCCATGCGGTGTTTGATCAGGTCCATGCGGACGAAGCTCTGCTCGGTGGCCATGTTGACCTCGCCGAGTGTCCGATCCTCATCCGATACCTGCCCCGACGCGATGTCGTTGATCCCGGCGAGCCGTTCCGCGTTCCGCTCCTGCATCTGCATGTGGGTAAACGCCGATTGCGGCACGTCCCCAATCACGACGGGATCGATTTCCTGCATGTTGCGCACATCGATCACCGCTTTAGGTCCCCACGGCTGCTCCACGGGGTCCCACAAGGCGCCCACCTGGCGCTTAATCGGCGTCTGCACCACCATCGAGCCTTTGTCCGCCGCCATGTTGCGCCAGGCCGTGTGCTCTTCGATCACCGTGATCAGCTTGTGCCCGATGAACGAGAAGCCTTCCGTCGCCCGATCCGGCCGCGGGAACAGAATCAGCGGGACGAACCGGCAGCTATCCACGTCGTCATGCTGCAACCGCAGCAAGAGCTGCTGATCCTTGTGAATCGTCGCCACGTACCAGCGCAGCCCCTTTGCGCCCTTCGGCACCGACAGTCCGTGCATCTCACAGAGCACCGCCAGATCGATCTTGACGAGGAGTTCCCACAGCTCTTTTTCGGCCGTGAGATGGTCGCCTTGTGGGGCCACGGTCTGCAGTGACCGCTGGAGGGCGGCATCAGGCTCAGGATCACCCGTGCTCGTGAGCAGATCGACCGTCGCCGTGTCATAGATCGCCTGCGCCCCTTTGGCTTGCGCTTGGAGCTCGAACAGCCGCTTGGTGAACTTTTTCCCGTAGCCCCAGATTTGTCGCTTGTCCCGCGCATGCCCAGGCATGATGACCGAGTCCCGATACGGCACGACGCAGTACTGCGGGCCGGTGCGCTGCGCGTCCTGCTCGTCAATCACGGCCTCAGCCGCCGCGTCGCCGGCCAACGCCTCGATCAGTTGGCCTTCGTCGTCGCGCTCGAGAATGGGCTGCGCGTCCTCCCCGAACACCGGCCCGCCGGTCGCGGGGTCCGTCACGAGCTTGGCTTTCATCGTGTGCCGCGTGGTCGCGGCGAGGTCGTACCCCTCGGAGATTTCGAGCAGCCCCCGCGGCTCGATCAGGGCGGACAACAGCCACCGATCCGCCACGCCCTGGAACCGCTCCTCTTCGACTTTGGCCTGATGAAATTCTTCAACAAACGGGGCGCGCTGCACGCTGTCGCCCCAGCCTTCCACCGTCCACACCGGCTCAGTGAACACCGTGCGCATGATCCGCGCGTGCAAGGCGTCGACTTTCTCGGTGGCGATGTAGCTGGTCAGATCGGCCGCGTCCGGCCACGGGATGGTGCGCGCAGACCGCGTCCGGGCCTGTTCGTACAGGGCGTGCCAGTAGTCGACTTCGGCGTCCTGGGCTGAGCGGGCTTGCAGCGCGTGATCCAGCTCACGGGCCAGCCACAGCGCGAGGTGCTTGCGCTGCTCCTCTGACAGCTTCACGTCATACGGATCGCGCGCCATCTACTTCTTTCGTGGCTTGCGCTTCGGCCCGCGTTTCTGGTTGTCGCTCAGCGCTGGAAAGATGCTCGTCGTCTGTGCCATCAGTCACCAAGTGCTTCTGGTTCTTCGTTGGACGGGAGACAGGCATAGTGATAGCCGGTCAGTAGCGCCATGTTCTCATGCGCCGTCTCAATAATCGTATCGACAGCCAACTGCACAGGAATCCCGTTCACATGCACGACTGTCTTCGCCGGAATGATCACTGCGTCCATTGTTATTTCCCTTTCTTCGTCGGCTGCGTGTCTTTCTTGGCTTGACTGAGTTCATACCGGGTGTGCCCTGACCCCGGCGGCCGCGGCGTCTTAGTGGACATGCCCAGCCCGCGTATCGAACACCGCTCCACACGGGACGAACGCATCCTCGCGCACCCGCCGGATCACGAAACTCTCAGCCGTGCACAAGACGAGGTAGTCCCGGCCTCGCACCCGCACGCATGCCAGCCACACGCGCGGATCGTGCGTCGTCCCTCGGATCACGGCGCGGCCCTCCACTTCGAAGGCGTCGTAGTACGCGCGCATCGTCCACGTCCCCACCCGACGGTACTGCGGGTGTGGCACATGGAGATACGAGCGGTACATTAGTACCCACCACGCCGTATCGACACCGGCATGCGCCGCTGATCGTACGGGTCCCGATCGCGCTGCGCCCGCCGCAACGCCTGGGCCTGCATCCGAGCGGCGATTCGTTCTACGTGCTGCGCCGACGGTTGCGCGCCGCCGAAGTTCAACTCCAAGTACTCGGCACAGTTCTGCCCGTGCTCGTACCAGCCGTCCTTCTTCGCCTTCCGTACTTGCTTCGACCCGACACTCACGTAATGCTCGTCCCAGACATATCCCGCTTCGAAGCCATCCGTGAGAAACTTCCAGCTACGCACGCCGCCTGCCCCGACGAGCAGCCACCGCTCCGGGTCGACCTCGATGCCGAACGCTTCGCCTTGCGGGGTCCGCCGGCGCATGTGCCCCGCCAGCCGCTCGATCATCGCCAACCGCACATCCGGGGCGTTGCTGTGTTCTTTCCACATCGGCGCAAACCCGTGGTCCTGCAGGACCTTGACGCCGTTGTCCCGCACGCCTTGCGAGTTGTCGTGGGACCCGGCCGGGTCGCAGCACGTCTGCACCTCAAGGATGCGCGCGCCGAACCACTCACTGCGCTTCTGCTGCACGATGGGCAGGAAGTCTTCGAGGTAGATGTCCTGCCCCATGAGGCCGCCCATGAGCTCCAACCCACCGTACGGCGTGAACTGCCCCCAGACGACGCACGGGCAGTGCTTCCCGAAATCCAGCGACTCGAGCAGCGCCAAGTGGGGATTGAAACTCAGCGCCCGCTCGTGCGTCGCTCGCAAGAACGCCGGCTGTAGGCCCTTCTCGGGGTCGCCGCCATACACCGGTTTCCCAATGACGTTGAGCCCGCGCAAGCCCAGAACCGCGCTCCGGTGCTTCGGGTGGGACGGCGGATAGGCACGAATCAGCTCCGGGATCGTGTCCGACGGCAGGTTGTGCGCGTTCGCGTGAATGGCCACGTGGTAATACGTGCGCCCGATGATCCGGTTGTCTTCAGGGAACTCCAGCGCGAGCCAATGATTCGGGTCGGGCGGGTTCGGGGTCAACAAGAGCTGATGCGGATACCCCGATTGCGAGAGGCGACCCATCATCTCGAGGAACACGTCCTGCGGGAGCTCCTCTGACTGGTCGTTGTAAATGCCCGACAGCGTCATACCGCGAAACTTCCCGTAACGCGAGGTCTGATCCTGGGCCTTGATGCCGAAGATGTAGACCTTCGACTGTTTGCCATCGACCGCGGGGAAGATGTCACAGAGCTCCGTGCTGTCCCACTGAACCGCCACGCCAGCCTCTCGGCAGACCGTGCGCCACGGGGGCTTGAGCTTGGTCTGGGTGTCCCCGTCGCCGTACCGACACACGAGCCACTGGATGCCCGGATGCTCAAGACAGCTGGTAAAAACTTTCCACAACGCGGCCGTGGTCTTGCCGGACCGGAACGCGCCTTCGAAGTCGATGTGGCGCGTCTCGTCGCGCATGAACTCGCCCACGACGCCACGCCAGACCATGCGTACTTCGCGCTCATGCGTCACGGTATTCATGCACGACAGTCGTTCGCACCATGTGCTCGCCGGCCGGCCCAGGCCCGATCATCTCCGTTGGAATCATGCGCGGACAGATGGCGCGATAGAAGTCGTTTTGGTGCTTCGCCGCCCACGCCAAATACGCATCGTCGCCCCCGAGGCGGTCATAGACCAGGAGCGTCGATTCGCGGAAGGCCCGCGTAATCTTGTTGAGGGCGCCCTTTGGACGGCCACGGCCCGCGGCTGGAGGTCGGCGCTTCACTATTGGTCAGTTGTTTAGGGCGGTTGAGCCACCCTACCACCCCAGCCCGCTAGGGCTAGTAGTGCTCAGCGGAGGTCGAAAATAAGCGCTTGGCCTGGGGTTCGTAGACTTCAAGGGTGGGGAAGCGGTGATCGCAGTCAAGGCATTCGCGCAGCCGTACCCGGCCGTCGCCGTCGTGGTTCGGCCGGCTGTCGACCACCTTAGAGCGCTTCCCGCCGCAGACTGGACAGGCGAGATCGTTCATGGCTCTGGTTTCGCTATCCCTTCTCTTGACATTCTACCCGCCAGCGCCTATACTTCCTCTATCAACTGCGGGCCATCCAGCCCGCCCCCATCTGAAGGAGATGAGCATGACCCTGACCCTGACGACCGGCACCCTCGAGCCCACCGATACTCTCGATGGCTGGATCATCACGAGCGACCACGCCAGCGCCGTCGGCGCCGATGATGTCCCGCTCCGCCGCGGCGACATCGTGACCGCCACCGGTGATGTCGTGCGCGACGGCCGCGTCGTCGCCAACATCCAATAGCCGCAGTAGATCGCAGACGCCCTCCCGTGTCTGCCCCCATCTGAGGAGGATGAGATGACCAGCGAAACGACTACCACGGTACTCCGACGCTGCGACCGCTGTGGACGACCCCTGCGATGGACGATGGACCAGCTCCTGGCCCATCAGGCCATGCTCCAGCACGGACAGCACGCAGCGTGCGCCTGTGATGACGACTGCGCGGCCGAGGTCTCGCCATGGAGTCCGGCGCGACTGCGCCGCGCCATACGATCGCTGGATCAGCACGCGATACGTCAGCCGATCGAGGACTAGATGCCCGAGTACAGGATCCGGCAAATTCCCAGCGCCCCCTGGCGGATCGTCCAGTCCCGCGCCGGTAATCGGCTGCAGGAGGGCTTGCGCCGCCTGATCGAGCTCTGGGCAGCCGACTATATCGATCCGCTCGGTGAGGGCGATCCGATCCGCGCAGCGCTCGCCTGGCAACGGTCGGCGCTGGCAGCGAAAGGTGCGCAGGCGCTGAATGCCTCGCGTACGCCAGCTGAGCGCACGAATGCTGCTCGGCATGCCGTCGACGTGCGCTGGGCCAAGTACCGCGCCGAGCATCCACGCGCGCCGGCGACGTATCGGTCGCAGTTCTCGACGGAGGAGGAATAGGGCATTCACGCGAAGTGCCCTACGATGAGCGCAGCGCCGTCGGTCGGCTCGAGCTTCGGCGCCCCGGTCCCCTCGCGGACCGTCCAGCCTGGCCCGATGATCTGGCAGTCCTGGACCGGCTTCGGAGGCGTCAAGGCGGACGGTCCCCAGTAGTCGGCATCGACCACCGTGGCGAATCGGCCATCAGACAGCAACCACCACCAGACGTTCCCGCCTGAGACGTGCGTGGCTTTCGCGACGTCCTCCGGCAGATAGTTGAGCAGTCGCGGGACTTCGTTGAAACCCGGCGCAATTGTCGGGTCCGTCCCGCGCACCGCTTCGCCGCTGAAGAACGTGACGGCGCTGCCGACAAGCTGATTCATCGCGAGCGTCGCAATGATGCGGCCAGTCGACGTCGTCCCCATGAACGCATCCGGGTGTGTGAACGGGATAGGCTCGCCTTCCCAGAAAGGCACCGGGAAATGGCCCGGATCGCCTTCCCAGTACCACGGGGTGAACGCGCGCTTGACGCAGCGGTCCTCGTCACGGCTCCCGTGCTTTTCGAGCACGTCGGAATGTTGCGCGGCCCGATACAGGTTTTCGGGATCTTCGTTCGCTGGCGCGCCGCACGCGCAGAACGGTGTCGGGCGCAGCGTCGAACGGACCATCTCGAACAGTTGTCGATAGAAGGCGTACTGCTCGTCGGAGTCGCGCATCGGCGCGTTACGGTGGGGTTCGTTGTCGCCCTCCCACAGCGCGATCACCGAGGCCAGCCCGGCCGCCTGGACCGCTTCGGCGCAGCGTCGTTCCCACGCCATGCGCTCAGTTGTGCCCCACTGCCGGCCGCAACTCAGTTGGACGCGGAGCTGGCGCGCCTCGCACGCTCGCAAGAATTCCACGAGGGCCGGGATCGACCATTCCGGCAGCACAGCCCGGCCCGCAAAGTACCCGGACGTATCTGACTCGCCGAGCACGCGCAAGATCCGCACGCCCTGATAGCCAGATGCCGCGATGCGATCGAGCACGGCCGCGGCTTTCGTGGCGTCGTCTCGCCAATCCCTGAGCGCGCAGAACCAGGAACAGAACAGGACGCGCCGCGGCCCGGTGTCGTCGGCGTAGCTGTGCGTCTTCGAAGTGGGGTGATGCACCACGCGGAGCGAGCCGACGAGCGCACGCTGTGCCGTCACGACGAGCGGCTCGAGCGGCGGCAAGATCGTGTCGCCGTGACGGTTCGGATCGGGCGGAGAGCCGATGCGAATCTGCCGATCGATGCCCGCTCGAATCAGCACGGCATGCCTGGTGTACGGCCGATAGCCGGCTGCCTCGACGCGCACGTACGTCCACGCATCCGTGCAGTTCGCCCCAATCCGCAGATCGACGCGCGCCGTCGCTTCTGGGAACTCGCCGACCATAGCCGTGAATCCGTGGCCACCACCCACGTCATCGATGTAGCCCGTGGCGCCGTCACAGGTCGGCGGGAGCACGATCAACCGCTGGACCACATCAGCCATCAAGTTCTCCAATCCTTCACGGCGTCAAGTTGTCGCTTCGGCTGGCCGTCGGCGGTGTGCAATCCGAACTGACCGCGAAAGTCTTCCCCGCCGTCGCGCCACTGGAACACGACGGTCAGGACGATGAAGCCGCGCGCGTCGTACCGGCGGAGATCCGTCACGAGCTTGTCGTACGCCTGCTCGTCGGTCAGCCGGACCGTCCGTTTCCAGACGAAGAATCCGTCTTCCTCGTCCGCTGTGTGCCAGCCGACCTCGGTATTGGCGATGTCGCGACCCTTGGCGAGCCCCACAAGCGTGTCAATCGCCTTGTCTGGTGAGCCCGTGCCCGGCCATGTCTTCCGAGGACCCTGCTGCGTGCCGTACGGATAGTCGTGAAACCCGACCGTCAGCCCTTGCAGTCCACGATCCGCCGGCAGTCTCGGCAAGACATGCGCGTAAAAGTCGAGACTGTCACGGCTCAGGTTCATCAACCCGCCCGCGATGATCCGGCCCGTGAACCCGCGCGATCTGGCATCGTGGTACACCGCCGCGATCCCGTCGACGTAGATGTCCTCCGTGACCTTGCCCTCTTCGAGCTCGTTGAAGATTTCGATCGCCGGGTCGAGCAGGTGGTCCTGCACCGGCAGGAGCGCATCGAGCAGCGGCTGACTCTGCGTCACGTCGTGCAGGAGGAAGATCGGTCGCATCGGCTGATGCACGAATAGTGACACGTTCTCTGCAGCGGTGCGCCCGTTGGACTCGTCGCAACGGATGCCGTCGAAGCCCTCGCGCGCCGCTTGTTCGATCGCCCATTCGCCGAAATTACAGAAGATCAGCATCACCGTGTCCTGGCTGTGCCGTGCAGCGCCTCGAGATCTGCTTTCGCTCGCTGTATCCGGCGATCCGCCCAGACCGTCTCGCGCACAAGTGATCCGCCACAGCGATGACACGATCCAAATGTCCCGTCCTCGCGCCGGATGCGTGCTGTCCAGTGCTGACACGCGACACAACGGACATGGAGGGTGTTCGTGGAAGGCATCTAGTCCTGCTCCTGTGGCTCTGGGGTAGGTGGAAGGGCTTCGATTGGCTTCAGCGGTGTCCGCAATTCCTGCGGCAGCTCGCCCCACGCCTGCACGAACGCATACGACACGTCCTTGCCGTGTTCGTCTCGCACGATTTCCTCGGCGCGATGCAGCACCCACTCTAATTCCCGCTCACGCAAGGGCTCCGTGACGGGTGGAGGGCTGACAAGATTGACTCCTCGCACGCGCAGACACCACCAGCAACGCTTGCCGACCGTGACCTCATCGCAGTGATGGCACCCTTCGATTGCCGCTTCTGTCTGACCGCACTCAGCACAGACGGTGAAGTCTTGAAAATTGTGCTCGTGCGGCGTGGCGGGTGGAGGGCTGGAGGGGACGCCTCGCACCGCACGGGTGATGACCGTATACATCGCGTGCCGCAGCCGGTCCCAATGCGCGTCTCCGTTGACGAGCATCCACTGTTCGAGAATGTTGCGAGCGTCCTCAAAGCTGTCCGGCGGCTCCTGCGCTGGCGTCTCTACGCCTCCCAAACGTAATTGGTCTCGAAGAGCATCGCGCTCAGCTTGGATCACTTCGAGTTGATCGATGAGATCGTCCCGATCCGTGCTCTGCTTCATCGCCTCCATGCGCTGGACAGCGGCGTCACGCGCGGCTCTGAGTGCGACGACTTCGGCAAGTAGCGTCTCTATGCCTCCCCCATGTAAAACCGGCTGCACTTTCCGCCAGCAATCGCCACACAATTCCGCGCCGTTCAACTCTGGAATACCAGCCCAGGACACAAAACAGCCTGAGCACCGATGCACCGCCGTGGGCGGCGTCTCTACGCCTCCACTTGGACACGGTTCACCGAACGCATGCGAAATATGTCTCGTTGGATCGTCCACGACTCCTGCCGCCGTCGAACACGCCAGACATGCCCATCGCGACGTCTCTACGCCTCCGGCGCACATAAAGTCCTTGAGTGCGTCGATGCAGCGCATGAGTTCCGCCCGCCGCGTGAGCTCGCCCGGGAAGAGCCGCACGCACCGCGCTTGCCACCGTTCGATCAACGCGTCCATGTTCAGGTCAGCGGGAAGACTCATTAGGGAACCTCCGTACGGCCCGGATGCCACCGATGTATCCCAGCGCCACAGATACAGCCATGAGCAAGCACGCGGGCTCAGGAAACGGCGCGTAGTGGCTCGCGGTTCCGGTGATGATAGCCACGTAGATCCACGGCGAACGCCACGGATGAAGAGGATCTTTCAGTTCGGCGAGGAGGGCGTCGAGTTGCTCAGCGCATTTGTCGAAGACGTTCGCTCGCCCAGCGTCTCGGTCCTCGTATAGCAGCCGCTGCCCATCTGCCTCGCGCCGCCACTCGTCTCGGAGCTGTTCTAGTCGGGTCCAGTCCGTCATCGGGTTGACTCCATCGCGCGATAGAAGGCAGCGGATCATGCGCTCGCTTCCTCGAATCTGAGGCCACGCTGCGCTGTCCGTTTCTTCGCCAAGTGCTGATAGCTCAGATCCGTCCCGACCCATCGACGGCCGAGACGTTCCGCGACGGCGCCAACAGTGCCCGAGCCGATGAAAGGGTCGTAGACGATGTCACCCAGCCGTGAACCGGCGAGGATGCACGGCACCACGAGCTTGTCGGGAAACGTCGCGAAGTGAGCTTCGTGGTACGGCTGCGTCGGAAGTGTCCAAACGCTCCGCTTATTTCGCGTTCCTCGTTCAACTACTGCCGCCGCGCTTTCCGTCAATACTTCCATCGGCGCGCGATGGTGCTTTGACTGCCGCTCTGCGCTAGCCTTGTGACGCGCTGGATCGTACTTCTCACGCCTGTCAATGGCGGCTTGGTAACGGGCAATTGAGCTCGCGGTTAGCGGTTCGGCGATGGCCGCCTGGTCGTAGAAATACCGACGCGACTTGGCGAGAAGAAACAGATTTTCATGCGAGCGGGTCGGCCGATCCTCACATGAATCGCACATCGGATTTGGTTTAGACCAGATGATTTCGCTGCGTAAATACCAGCCGCGCCGGCGGGCCTCAAACGCGAACATCCACGGAATGCCCACAAGGTCTTTCGGCTTGAGCCCCGGCACGCTAACATCCTGCGGACGTAGCCCATGCCGCCGCGCCACCTGCTTAGGGTCGACTCCGTGTGCCTGTCCTTTCGCGTTCTGGTAACTGTCCCCCAAATTAACCCAGCACGTCCCATCAGTGCGAAGCACGCGCCGCACCTCATCGAACACGTTTGCCAAATCAGCCACGTACGCCTCTGGCGTCTGCTCCATGCCGATTTGTCCCTCGTGCCCGTAGTCTCTCAGCCCCCAATACGGAGGGCTCGTCACCACGCACTGCACGCACCCATCCCGTAACGGAATGGCCCGCGCATCAGCCAGGATCAAGCTCACTGCCCTGCGCTCCTGTCCGTGCCCACCCGTTCGTACATCGTCACGCGCCGATACCCAAGCCCTGCGAGGAGTTTCGCACTAAGCGCCCGCCGACCGTGGAACACGTCACAGAGATGCTGAGCAGACACACCGAGACGCTTCGCCGCCGCTTTTTGACCGCCTCTCCGCGTGACTTCCGCGTGCAGCACGTTCCACACGCTCTCTTCACTCAGCATGACCGCTCCTGTCCGTGCCCGTGGAGGACGGCATCAGTGTTTCGCTTTCGATTCTCGGCCGATCATCGGTGACAGCCATCCACCAAGTGGCGGGATCGGGCCGTCTCCCGTGTCGTCGGCAAGCATGCGATCGAGGCCATCCGCGAGACGTCGCATCGCACCATCCGGATCAGGATCAATCGGTGCCTCATCGGGTTGCCTGACATGCTCGTTCCAGTACGCGACCTTGACAAACGTGTCCTCGATACCAGCGCAAACATGTTTCGCATTGGCAATGATGCGGCGCCGCTCAGCGTCTCGATTGCTCATCGGTCCTCCTGTCCGTACCAGTGGAGGACGCCGGTTCGATCGTGACCAGCGTCCAGAATCGCCCGTCCGTTGAGACATCCTGCGAGGCGACGACAAGATCGATCCACTTGCGGCGATCGTCTCTGATGAAGCCCAGTCGCTTCAGCGCATCCAACACCGGCTTGCTCGCGCCGGCCAAGTTGTCGTCATCGCGGATAAACCAACGCTTGGACGGCGCCCACCGTTGAATCGTCACGCGCCGCTTCGTCATGCAGACCCGTTTCGCCGCCGGGATCGCGTTCATCAGGAACAGTACCGAGCCCACACTCTGCGCGCCTGCAGTAAGGCACAGCGCGTGCGTCAAGGCGTCCTCCCACCCTTGCCGCTCCCGGTTCTTGACCGTCCAGTGACGGCCCTGCCAGGCGTTCACCGAGCGCAATTCCCGCGCAACGCGGAACTCGAGCCGGTCGGCCTTCGCGTCGATCGTTGCCCAGGCTTCATCGGCCTTCATGCCGGATTCACGCTTTCCCCGTCCACGGCCAGGATGGGACGCCTCCAGGGATCATCGGATCGCCTCCAGAAGTTGTTTGCCGATGTATTCCGTGTAGACCGGGGGAATGGCTTGAGTGGCTTCGCGCCACGAGAACCCTGTGGTTCCAAGGGCATCGTTCGCGTCGGCCGCATTCTTCGCCCGGATGAATGAACCGCCGTTCGCTCTCGCCCTCAGAACGCCTGAGCCCTGATGTCCGTAGACACCGACACTCCGACCCTGCTTCTTGTGGTCGTGGCGCGGTAATGGTGCCCACAGGAGCACAGACGATTCAAAGAGACGATGACGACGGACACGCAGACCAAACACGCTGCCACACAGCAAGATCGCAGATCGCAGCGGCGCATTCTCGACGTTCTCGATCACGAACGGCCGGCCAGCCGCGAACAGCGCCTCGCGCGTTGGTTTGATCAGTTTTAGATGCTTCGACTGCTTTGCGTGGATGGCCGCGAGATAACAATACGCCTGACACGGCGGGCTCGCGTGGATCGCATCGAACCCAGCACCGAACGACTTCACGAACTCCAACGCGTCCGCCTGCACGAACGTGAACGGATACCGCGGTTGTGGCTTGATGTCCACCCCTACGATCTCAGTGAAGCCTGCTCGGTGATAACCAATCGCGGCCCCGCCAGCGCCGCAAAACAAATCCAAGAGCCGCGCGCCTCCAGGGATCATGCGCGCCCGGTCCTGGCCCCAACCAGATCCGCGAATCGTTCGGCCTTGTGCGCGCGGGCTGTGGTGTAGAACCGCTCCCGTGCCAAGTGCCAATTCATCAGCGCCGCGCCGTGCACCCACTCGCCGCGCGTCACGATCCGATCGCCGACCCGGCCTTTGACTTCCCGATCATCCCGATCGAACAGTGGCACGAACCGCCGCGGCACCTCGCCGACGCCATGGCTCTGACATTCCAGGCAGCCGCAGGCGTCGCCTTCCCAGTGCTGCCGCTCGGCGCGTACCCACTCGCGGGCCTCCGGTTCCGTCATCGCCTCGACCGGCGCCGCGGCTGGCCGGCGGAGCTCGTAAGCGAGCGCCACGAGTTGCGCCGGCTTCGGAAACCGCGTTTCCTTTTCGAGCCACCGATCCACGGCACGCTCGAGGTCCACGAGATCGAACCGCTGCAGCGCCCGGAAGTAGCTCGATGTCACCGCTTGGAGGTCGGTGACATCCATCCGCTGCAGCACCGTCAACCGGCGCATGAGGGCTGCGAAACCGGTCACGTCTACGTCTCTCATCGCTTCACCGCCGCATCCTGACGCGCGATCTCAGCACGGACGCCGGCCAGAAATTCAGCATCGGCCGCGCCTGATTTGACCGGCGCCAGATACTTCGCCGGATCCTTCAGAAAGAGCGCGAGCGCATGCTTCGCGCGCAGCACGAAGGGATCGGAGGTAGCGAAATACGCCTGCAGCGCGCCACGCAACGTCTCCGGCTGGTTACGATCCAGTTGCGTCTGAAGGTCCGCAAACTGTAGAGGGCTCAGAAGTAACGAGCATTCATAGCCGTACGTGCTTTTCCATGTCGCACGAAATTCATCCATGAACGATTCGGCCGACAAACTCGCGCGCGCGTCTTCTGTTTTTTCTGATCTGATTTCCGTAACCATCCCCATCCCCGGAACGAACGCGCCACGTTCGTCGTTCGTTACACCGCTCGTTACTGCGTAACCTAGAGGCTTCCGTTTAGCTCGATGCCGACGCATCCGTTCAGCTGCTCCGATCCGTTCTGCCGCCTCTTCTTCGCGCGACAGATTCCACGCCAGGTAGTCGTGGACCTTGTAGCCAAACCGCGGGATCGCTACCCAGAGCGGATTGGCGCCGTCGACGTGGGCGGTGCTCAACTGCTTCTCCCGTTGCTTGGTCCAACAGCGCCAGCCGTGCATCGTGTTGACCGAGAACAACCCATCGGTCGAATGCCGGCGGCAGTAGGCGAGCGCCTGATGCCAGAGTCGAAAGGCCCCGTCCGAGAGATGCTCGATTTTTGGGTTGTCGAAGTAGTCATCACTAAGCCTAATGAACGCCAAGGGTTTCCCGTCCTACTTCGTCATCGCGAAGACACAACACCAAAAGCAATGATGCGGCCCGAGCCAGCCGATCCCGGTCTGTCTGAAGTAGCACAGGCCAATCCACGCGGTGTAACGCTCGAGCGACTCGCGCACCGAGACGGGACGATCAAAGAGGGACGGCTGGGTCATGCCGGCATCTCGACCCGTGGAAATTCTCGAACGCGTAGATCCGACGGGAACTCATTCATGTCTCCACCCTTCGGGCTACGGAGCCTGTCGAGTGGATAGGCCGTCCGCCCAATGACTCCGCCGCACGCTGGACTCGTTTCTACGGGGTTCGCGCCGAGCTGTTTTACAAAGACTGGAACGTCGGCCGCTTGGCACTGCTGCACGATTGCACGCGCCCATGCCAGATCCATCGGCCGCGCGCCTGGTCCGCTCTCGCCGCCGATGATCACCCAATTGAGCGCGGGTGATGTCTGCTCCCATTCCTCGTCGCTATAGAGTGAGCCTGCTAATGCCCGATCGCCGGCGTCGATGGCCATGTCTCGCGTCACGTACCGGCGCTCAGATGTCTGCCGTGGATAGCCTCGTAGTGCTCCTTCGATGTCCACGTGTCCTAGCAACGGCTCCGCGCTGATGAACCGCACGGCTGCCGGCGTTTGCAGCAACAGCGGGATCCGTTCGTCCGCGAAGTGCTGGTTCTCGACGCTCACGCCCAACCAGACATTCGGCAGCGGCCACATGTACGGGGTGCCCCAGGTCGCACCTCGCTCGCGCACCGACAGCAAGGCCGCGCGCTGCACGAGGCTCTTCCTATCAGGGTGCGTGAGGTAAGCCAGCATCCGCGCTGGCCGCTTCGTCAGAATCTGGAATGTGTGCGGCGTGTACCTTCCTGTCGCTCGAGTAGAGGCGCCCGGCAGCGCCATCACCGCGAACACCTGATCGATGTAGCTGTCCGGTACGCCGTCCTGAAACAGATCGCTCATCGAGTTCATGAACACCCGACGCGGTTTCTTCCAGCGCAACGGATCGGTTAACTTCTCCGGCACGAGTCGGAGGTCGAAGCCCTGCTCGTAAGGATGGCCAGACACGCCGCGAAACCGCTCGGCAAAGGTTTCCGCATAGCAGTGGGCGCAGCCGGGCGACACCTTCGTGCAGCCGCGCACCGGGTTCCAGCTCGCATCCGTCCACTCGATGGCGCTCTTGTCGCTCACCTACTCCATCCTCCGCGCCGCCAGCAGTAGTTGCGGCGCAATCGCTTCGTAGATACCCGCCGGCACGTCCCAGAGGCTGAGCGCGCCCTTGCACGGAATCGGAACGGCTAGCGCAGTGACGTCGTCGAACACCCAGGCGAACCGGCCCGCCGAGTAGTCGCCGAACGCACACTCGTCGGTTGCCCTGAATGCCTCATCGTCGTCGTACGGCTTCGTCGGGCGCACATCGAGTAGCCGCGCGGTCGCAATGATCTGGCCTAGTGGAAGGCCACCGTCAAACCGCCGTGACCCGACATGTGGTGGCGTGTAGTAACGCGCCGACGATCGACCGCCATCGAGCGCGCGGACGAAGGATGACCCTTCACACGCTTGTTGCGCCTCTACTGGAAAGCCCTTCGCGGCGTGGATAGCCATCAGGCCGCGATACTTCGTCGACCAGGAGCGTGTTTCGATACGCTTCGCTCCGATTGCGATCAAGGTGGCCCACGGCTGCGTCAGGGACAGAGCAATCAATTCGGTTCGCTCATTTCTTACCCCGATACGGCCGCGCCACCGGTAAGCGTTCTTCCCCGTCAATCACTACGGGACGTGCCCACAAAGCCCGGTAGTCGTCCATGAGGGTTGGCGCCTCTGCTCGACGCTGCTGGCGAAGAAGTAGACCCAGCCCCACGCTCAGGCCGAGGAGCACGAAGCCCGCCACGAGGAGCGCGAGTGTCATGCGACCGCTTCCGGCTTCTTCACCGCTCTCGGCTTCCGGACCGTCTGCTGGATCTGTAGCAGCTGCAGCCGCTTCTTCGCCGCTTCGAGGACTTGAATGTCCGCGTCGATCGATGCGATGGCTTTCTCAAGTTGGGACTTCTTGCCTGTGCTCATGCCACTGCCTTTCGTTCGGGCACGCGGATGCCCGCCTGTGTCCCGAGCGCGGTCACGAGGACGCGCAACGGCCCGCGATTGGGATTGCCGTCGACCGTGATGAGCCCGGCTTTGAACCAGTCGTGATGACGCCGGCAGGCCGACGCAATGTTCGCCGTCGTCCATGTCCCGCCGAGTGACCGCGGTTGAATATGATGTTTGTCGCTTGCGCGGACACGGCAGCGGGGATAGAAGCACTGGCGCTGATCCCGCGCATCGACCTTGGCCCGGCACTCGCGCTCGACGCGATCGGCCTCGCGGGTGCGCTCGATCTTGTGGAGCTCGCGCGGCTTCCCCTTGTGGAACTTGAACAAGGAGTACTCGATCGCCATCAAGCCACCGCCCGCCGAACCTGCGATCGCCACGTCCACACCTCATAGCCCGGTGAGACGGTCGGCCCGTAGAGCACGAGGATGCAATCCTTCGGGTACAGCCAGGTTGGCTTGTCCGGCATGAACGCGAGCCGACCGTTGAGAAACAACACACGGGCCTGACCATCAACGTGATCGCGGAACCAGTTCGATCCGACCGCCGCCGGAACGAGAAACGCAATAGATCCGCCGGCGCGGCACGTCTCCGCGCACCGTTTCGCCCAGGGACCGATCTTCGAGAATGGCGGATTGAGCCAGCCCCACACGGCGCCACACTCCCGCAAGGTCAACTCCCAGCGCGGCACGCTCAGCGCATCCGTGTCCTCATCGAAGAACGTCGGCGCCTGCTTATTCGAAGCATCGGCCGCGAAGTCATGCGAGAAGCGATCAATCCCCAGCCGGGTCTTGACCGCCGCGATGAAAGTGGCCGGCGTCTGGTAGTCCTGCTTGCTCCGACCTGGCTGCTGTTTCGGTTCGCCCATTACGTGCGCTCCCCCTGCCGTCCGTGGGTGGTGCGCATTAGGCCACCGGAGCCTCTTCGGTTGTTGGCGGAAAATCCGCTTCGTGAACTTTCATCCAGGCGTTGAACGCTTCACGATCCCGACCTTGATCGGGATAGTCACTGAAGCCCATAAACGAGCCGCTGCCGTTGCCCTCTCCCGTCTCGGTGTAGTATTTGCGAAACAACGGCAACCATTGCGGTTGGATGTTGCAGCGCGGATAACTCTCACCGGCCGCGAGCGTGCCCCATTTCAATTGATAGGGCGTCCCGCAGCGCACGCAATAGCCTTCCCCGCTGAAATCCGTCCACGAGTAAATCGGGTGCGGGTCATCACACACGAGACACGCACGCTCGCGATCAAACTCCTCAGCGTTGGCCATGCCGCCGTACTTTTGAGCCATTAGGTTCGCTCCCCCTGTCGTCCCACCAGCCAGCCCGTCACGCGGCCACCGTTGCGCTGATTGGGACCGTTCGCAGATACCCCAGCCGGTGCGCCAGACGGGCCGTCTTGTCCACGTCCGCGAGGTTGTGGGCCTGCACCCCTGCCCAGTCGTTCGCAGCCACCAGCGCGCCAATCTCGGATCCGTGGATGGCGTCCTGGCACGGGATGCCGAAGCGCCGGCAGTAGAAGGCCAACGACCGATACGTGAGCTTGCCGTTGAACGTCAGCCGCTCGATCAGGTCAATGTGCGGGGTCCGGTACCGATCCATGTTGATGTACGGATACCGCACGTCAAGGAGCTGCGAGCGGCGGATCAACACCGGGAGATCAAAGCCGAGGACGCTGAAGCCGATGATCGTCCGCACGCCGAAGTCAGTGTCAGCCGCTTCGATGGCGGCCCATGTCGACTCGATCAGCCCGACTTCGTTCAGGTCCGCGCGCGTGTAGGAGCGGCACCCGTCCTGCCCTTCAATCCACCAGCCGACCGCCACGATCTCGCACAGGTCGGCCTCGAGTGCAGCCTTCCCGACGATCTCGGCGAGCTTCTCGCTCTTGTAGGCCGCGATCTTGGCTTCGTCCTTGTAGTTCGCCGGCGCGCGCACCGGATCGAGAAACAACGCCGCGTCCGGTGACGCCACAGTTTCGAGGTCAATGACGATCCGATTCGCGTATTCCTGTTCGTAGCCCATCATTAAACTCCCCATCCGTAATCGCTGGTCGCAGATTGAGACTGCATCTCGCCGTTAGGGTCGGGAATGACGACACCGAGCTTGCTCGCCGCCCATTCGCGGATTGTCTCGATGTAGTCGGCGAACTGCGCCGTACTCATCTTGCGCGTCGATCCACCGATGACGAACTCCCCTTCTACTTCGCCGTTCCCATCGCACACCGCGAGCTGTTTGGGGATGAACTTCATCTTCAGCCACTCGTGCATTTCGTCCGGCGTGAACCCGGTGTACTCGCTCAACAGTTCCACGACCACGCCCCAGTAAAAACGGTTCGCTTGTTGGCTACGATTCGCGTAGAGCCGGCGTACCGCGATCTCGTAGTCCCACCGATCATCCATGCGGGACACGGCATCATCGAACCGGCGCCGATCCTCGATGAACACGCGCCGGTTGCGAATGCGGCAGATCGCTGTGACTTCATCGGAAACGCCAGCCATGCCCTAGAACGGGATGTCTTCGTCTGTGAGTGATGGGACCGGCTCGTCCTCAGCTGATTCGCTGTAGTTCTCATCAGGCGCGGCCTGCGGTTCCGTCTGGTCGTTCGTGCGCCTGTTGAAGTAGCTTGTCAACCAGTCCTGCAACATCGCGTCGAGCGCCAACGCCCGCGCATTCGTCTCCGCCGACACCGCCCGCAGATCAAATATTGGCACCCGGAACACGATCCGGCCCTTCTTGCCTTCTGTGTACCCGGTAATGTCAACGGCGCTCTCGTAGAGATCGCCGCGGTGCGCCTTGCGACATTCCATCCACGCGCCGAGCGCCGCGCCCTTGAAGCGTAACGACCCGATCTCCAGCCCGCCGTTCTGCTTAAACCCGATGTAGCAGTTGGCCACGAACTGCCCGCCAAGCGAGTTCACGCGGTCTTTGATGTCCTTGTAGAGACCTTCCGCCAGCGTCCCGCCCTTGAAGGACTTGACCACCAAGAGATCCGTGCGCGTGTCGCGGACTTCGTTCGAGTAGATCCCGCTGTCGCTCGCGTCGTGCCAGCCGCGCACGCTCGCTAATTCGTCGAGCAGCAAGAACTGAAACGGCATCGGCATCTGGACGTTCTGTTTCTCCGTCTTGTCGTAGTAGCGCACCACGCCATGTTCGCCGTTCCACTCGAACCAGCGGACGGCCGGATTGGGCGCGTTGACATTCGGATTGCTACGACTCATTCCCGCTCCTTCGCCAGTTTAGGGAACCGCTCGGTCATCGCCTCGCCCAAGAGCGCGTCGTCGCACTCCTCGCAGATTTGGCCGATCCCGGGCACCTGGACGAACTCGGACACGTCATGCACGCACTGGCACCGTGCGCACCGTTGCTGGCTCAACCCGTCGCAGTAAATCGGATCGGTCCCCGGATCTCTCATCGCCCATCCCCCCGCGACACCCGCGCACACACAATCGCGCGAATCGCCGCGACGATGTTCTCGGCCGCCCGTCGTGAATCCGCTGGATGGCCCGACTCCGCAAAGGCCAGATGCACGTCCAGCCGATCGCGTACATGCGTCACGAGGTCATCCCACTGCAGCACGAAACACACGATGTCATCCGCGATCGCATCCAGATCCCGCGTGGTCACGCCGGCAAGGAGGAACTCGACGAAGTCCACGGGATCGGTGTCCACCATCCCGGATTGGCGGACCAAGGTCAGGGCACGATCACACGCACGCAATGCCTGCTTGGCCTTGAGATCGACGGCTTGCTGTTGGGTCTGCATGGCCTGTTCTACTCCTTCACTTCCTTCACTTCAGGAATGCGCTCAACCCAGGCGTGAATCACGCCAGCCACCGTGCGCACATGAACCTTCAAGCCTTCCTCTTTGAGTGCTGTCCGATAGCTGTTCATGCCGTTCCTAACGTGGAACAGGCTGTGACCATTCAGCGGGATCACGATCGCTTTGCCGGTCCCCAACGTCTCACGAAGGGCCACGCGCAACGGGCCTTGAGCGGCACCTTGCCTTGTCGGCTGCGGTATGTCGACCGTCTCGAATGCCATGTCCTACTCCTCCTCGCGCGCGATACGCGCCGCGATCTGTGCCGCTCGCCATTGCTCCAGGGCCGTGCGGTAGATGCGATCCCGTTCCGTTGGTGTCATGCGCGCCTCCGAATGCGAACCACGGTTTCCGCGCTGATGCCTGGATGCTGCTCCGCAATGGCGACGACGAACGCTTCGACGAAGCCCTCCACGATGAAGAGCTTGTCGAACAACGGGCGCTCGACCGCCGCGCACCACCGCGACACGGTGCCCTGATCGGTGTAGCCCATCTGATAGGAGGCGTCGTGCTTCGACACGCCGGCGATTTCGAGCGCCCGTTCGACGGTGCGCGCCACCAGTCGCTTGCGATCGGTTTCGCTGAGTGCCGCAAGGTGCTTGCGGTCGGGTTCGATGTCCGCCTTGATCATCTGGGGTTGCACGGCGTCGAGCTGGCGGCGTAGAGTGCTCGCCATGTCAGGCCACCTCGCCGTGCACATAGAGATCCACATGCGGCACGCGCTCGAACACGCGAGACATCGGAGACGGAGCGACGACAGGCTCCGGCCGTGTGCCTCGAACGGGCTCACCATTCAGGCGAACGCCGGTCACGCGCCACAGACTGAAGCGCCCTTTCTTTACGGAGTCGTGAACATTCTCAGCTTGCGTGCCGAGGAACAGATGGGTAGGATTGACGCAATTCGGATCGTCTCCGGTTGGGCAGTTGTGACACGGGACCAGCCCGCTAGGGATCGGCCCATGCGTCAACACCCACGCCACGGCTGGCGCCGTCGCGCGGACGTTCTTCTTGCCCTCCCATCGCAGATGGACTTGCCCGCGACCAGTTCTGAGCCGCGTACCCTTCCACGGCCAGCATTCGTCGGGACCACGCTGATCGACTTTGCGCCAGAACCGCGCCGCGAAATTTTCCGGCGTGTGGCGATTATTCGACGGCCGCCCCGTCAGATGGTGGGGATACGGACGGGCGAGAATTGGCGCCACATCAACCGAGGATGCGGCGGATAAGCTCTGTTCTGTTAACCTAGCCATAGGACTGTTTACGCTTTGCCAACACAGGACTTAGCGGCCGTGTGCGTGACGCCTCGATCCGTTTTGCCAACCGATGTTGGCGACCAGGCCCCAACCGGGACGCCGGTTTTCTGCTCAAACCGGACCGCGGTATCCCGAGCAGGCAGCCGCCGACCGCTGAGGATTTGATTGAGAAACGTGTAATGCACGCCGAGGAGCGTGGCCGCTTCACGCTGCGTCATGCGGCTCCGTTCCAACCAGCGCCGAAGGAGTTCGCGTCCCTGCATGGTGGTAATGTAGGCAAATCGCCAACGGCTGTCAAGGACAAAATGCAGCCGAAATGAACAATTTTGCCAACCCGTTACGTGCTAAAGACTTACAGGCATGCGAGCCGCCAACATCATGCGGGAGAACATCGAGGGCCTGCTCCGGGAGCGCGGCAGGACGCAGTACTCACTCGCGATGTGGTTGAGCCACGACAAGTCGTGGATCAACAAGTTCCTCAGAGGGCAACGACAGATGCAGCTCAAAGACCTCGATCGCGTGGCCGATTTCTTTGGGCTCGAAACCTACCAACTGTTCCGGCCGGGTGCATCTACCGACACCGAACGCCGAAGGGGACGCGACCGACGCACCGGTCACGAGCGTCGCATCGACTAGGGTCCCTCGTCCTCGGCCGCGATTCCGATCGATTTCAGGAACCGGCCATCCGTCCCGGTGAGTGCGTAGGGTTTCAGAGGGTCGACCGCGGACGTCGCCACCAGCGCCGATTGCGTCGTCCATCCAGCCGCGTGGCTACAATGTGGGCACACGCGCGGGACATCGCCCGCGATCGACGGATAGCCCGCGTCACACCGCCGGCAGAACAGCACGCGCACCATCTCACGGCTTTTTGAAAATCTTGAACAGATCCTGCCAGAAGTCGCGCCAGGCTTTCTGATCGGCGTACTGCGCCAGCGCCACTTCGGCACGTGCGTCCGCCGGCAACGCTTCGAGAATCAACTTGTCCCGCTCGATCAACGTCACGATGATCGTCAGGATCTTGTCGACGAGTTGGGTGTAGGGGTCCATCACACCACCACTTTCGGGATCCGCGCCAAGACTTCCTCGGCGCTCAGCACATTCACCACCGGCACGGGCACCGGCTTCGCCACGGCGTCATAGGTGACACGCTGCATCACGTACTGCTGGGCGGCGTGCCAGCCAGTCGAGAGCACGTTCTGTACGGTCAGGCCGGTGATCGTCGCGGTGCCCGTGTGGACATCGAACACCACGCGAATCCCGATCGCCGTCCCGATCGCGAGCGCCACGGCGACGAGATGATTCATTCGCGCCGTCTCCATCGTCAGCCACGGAAAGAACTTCGACCGCTTGACGACTTGGAGGAAATAGACGATCACCGCGGCGCTGGTGAATTGGGAAACGACTTCGGATTCCATGACTCTCTCTCTCTGGCCGTGCCAGCTTACGTCCGACCGTTCAAACGTCCGGCCACGCGCTCCAACTTGCCGGTGACTTCTCGGAGCACATCATCCTGGCGTTCCATGCGGGCAGAATGCGAAATCAAGGTGTTCGCGTGTGCGGAGAGCATGTTCTCGAAAATCGCCAGCCGTTTATCGAGGAGGCTGTAGAGACGCGACATGGCGGCCCAGGTACCGGCGACGATGCCGAATATGGCGAGGACGGTGCCCAGCGTGATCGTCCAGTCGAACCGAGGCATGTCAATCTCCTTCAGAACGAGGCGTCGGTTGGAACTTCGCCAGCGGCCCACTGGCCCCGCACACGGAACAATCGGCCGTCCCAGCGCGTAAATCGCACGTCACGTATGCCGAGGCGCCGAGCAGATTCGTCATGTGACACTTGAAACACACCAAGGTCTTTTCGATCACTTGGTGGGCGTTGCTAACCGGCTCGCTCATGCTAGAATCTGCCTTGGCTCTCTGCGGGTTCGGCCTTGCGGCCGTGCGAAAACGCGGACCATGACGACTCTCGGCAACACCGGGGGCCGTCGCTCGCAGCCTTCAGTGGCTGTTTCCGGCCGATCAACAACCCGTTCAGAGAGCCCTTCACTGAGGCTGCCATGAGTCCCATCGGAGCGAATCGCAAGTACAGCAAGCAATTGACTGGACGCACGAAGCGACGCGGCACGAAGAAACCGAACTGGCGTTAAGACGGTCGGTGAACCGAGACGGCGTGAGGGATACCGAGCGGTTGCGAAATTCCCGAGGCGACCCTGCGAAGCTGTCGTGCGAGCACAAGACGACGGCGCTCCACCGTGGGCATCGTTCTTATCCGCTTCTGCTCGATTCGCCAACTCTTTCATCCTCACCTCTTCGTGACTCACCGGCTCAGGCATGTACTCCGTGGACCACAAAAGCCGCGCTCGTTGCTGGAATGTCCCTGTAGCGTTCACCTGGTAACAAGAATTCCCAGTGCCCCGGATCATGTGGGTTCTGCCAGCGCGCGCCTGAACGCAGCCCCAACATCTCGCCAATGTCACGAATCGCCGCGAACACCTTGACCGCTTCCGGGCTTGCGACATCCGACCATAAGAGCTTGTCGTCCCCCGCGAGCTGGTAGACCTCCCACGGCACGAGATCGATCGCGTCGGACTTCTCGTCTTCCGCCGTGCCAGTGATGAGGCCGCGCATCTTCCGTGACAGGTGCTTGCTCTTGCCCACGCGCGAAGCGCCCGTCGCAAGGTTGTGGTTATGCTCGGCGAGCGTACGGCTGGTCTGGGCGATGAGGACGTAGTACTGGCGCTCGGTCAGCCGCGCGATCCCTTCGTAGACAAGCCGCTTGAAATCGGACGACAAACTATCGAGCGCTCTATCCATTAGGTGGCTTTGACTCTCATCGGCGTGCTACCCTATGAGGCGAGTGGACGGCTTGATCGCGCTCGTCTTGTTGCTGCTCTGCGGCATCGTCTTCGCGATTGACCGCAGCGCTGACCCGTTCACGCCTGTGCGGCGCTGGACTTCCATGATCTGTGCTGGCCTGGGCTGGTTGCTCATGTTTCTCTTCGTCCTACTTCCTGCTGCCCTGTTCGTCTTGGCTAAACTGGCCGGTTTCTAGCACTGCCTGCACGGCGGCGCGAGCCACGTCCGCAGCGGCAGTGCCAGGCACTTTCTGCCCCATTTTGCCGGCGAGCAGCGCGGCGTTCGTTGCTGCAATAGGCGATAGGAACATGCGCAGTGCCAGCGCTTTCCCGGCAGCACTGTACGGATCGCCCGTCCGGCGATATTCTTCCCCGCCGAACATCACGCTCCCGATGGTCTTCACGCCGTGCAATTTGCTTTGATTGGCTTCGCGCCCAGTGGCTTGCATCAGACTGCGCGCGAGGTCAATCAATTTGCTCTCCCGCATGTTCAGCGGAGCCACGTCGGGCGCCAGCCCTTCGACCGCGACCCGCGTCTCCCGCGCGCCCATCTTCTCGGCGGTCTTCGCCGCTCTGCTCTGGATGCCGTACTGCGTCGGGCCGACGCCTTCTTGCAGATCACGCTTGATCTGGTTGGCCGTCGTCGCACTCGCGGTCACCGGGGCTTGTGGGTTGAACGGGTTGAGCTGTGACGGGTGGCTGTCGATCCGGTCGGCCACCTTCAACGCTGCCTCCAGATCCTCCGGCGCCCGCCCGGCTCGCCCGTACATCGTGCGCGCCCAGGTCCGCACTTTGTTCGCCACATCGGTCAGATTCACCTCACCGGGCGTTCTAGCAAGCTCGGTATCCACGCGGGCCTTGAGTTCAGCGATTCGCGTACGGGCGACCGTGGTAGCCCCTTCCGTGATCGGCAAGCCTTCCCGAAATGCCGTGTCGACAATCTCGGCCGCCTTCTTGACGTTGATTTTCGATAGGGATGGTTTCAGATAGCCGCGATACACGGCCTTCCCGCCCGCCATGAGCGCCCGCGGCGCGAGTTGCCCCCCAAGCTCCAGCGCGCCCTGCCCGGCCCCCTGCACGGCAATGTCGGTCGCCGCCTCACCCATCGACGCCGGCGCCGGCTTACCGCGCAGCCGGTTGATCATTTGTCGGGCGGCTTCCCCGCCGGCCCCGAGGACGCCAGCGCCCACCGTGGCGGCCGGCAGGCTCCCCAGCCCTAACGACGGAATCCCGGAGATGGCCCCGAGGACGCCCCCCGCCGCGCCCCCGATCATTGGCAGGGCATCGACTGCCATGTCCGTCCAGGTACGAGGCGGTGATGGCGTTGTTGCGGCCCCGGCGTTCAGCGCCTCGTCAATCTCAGCGTCCGTGGCATCATCAGGAAACTCCACGATACCGTCTGGTGTTTGGACCCGTCGCGGCATCCTATCCCCCTACCTTGACGAGTTTGCCGGTCTTCGGGTCGCGTTCAAACCGCATCGCCGGCGGTGCGCTTAGTTGAGGCGGCGCGTACGGATTGGTCGGACTCACGCCCTGCGCCCCAGCTTGCTCGATCGAGTTCCGGCGAATCCCCAGGTTCCGACGGGCAAGGTCGAGCGCCGCGAGCAACTGCGGAAGGGACCAGTCCGCGGAGAGATTTTTCGTGGCTAAGTGCAAAGCTTGGTCGGTGGGCGAGTTGCCGCCCATGTAGACGTTGCTCAACTCCGACGTGACGTCCGTAATCTGCGCCTCGAGCGTGGTCGCAATTTTCTGGGCCTCTGGTCCCAGCGCGCCCTGCTTCGCGGCCACAAGTCGGCCCTTGTTCAACGCCGGGAATCGGCCACCCTGCCACTGTTCCGCGAGATCCCGAATGATGTCGAGCGAATGGTCCGCGGTTTCCAAGGCTTGACGGAGCCGTGTCTGTTGCGGGCCGTTCAGGGTCGCCATGTGGCGCGCGGCCGCTTGCCAGTCCAGATTCGCCGCCGTGAGGTTGTACCCGCGTCGCGCCAGCGCGGCCCGGAGCGCCGCGGTGTTGCGATACATCCCCTGCGTCGTCGGGGGCTGCGCGCCACTCACAATCGCATCCGCGATCACGTCGATGTCGGAGCCGCCCGATCCGCCGCGGCCCCCCTGCGCGAGCTGCTGTTGCTTTACGTCCACGCCAAGTTCAGCGTTCTGCACTTGCAACTCTTTGAGGCGTCGCGCGATCTCCACGTCCGCCTCGTCCTTGTTCGCCATCAACGCTTTGGCCCGTTCGAAGATTACCGGGTTGTCTTGCGCCGTCGGGGTCCGCTTCGTTTCATCGAAGAATTGCTGCTTCGCCGCCAGCACCGCGGCCGGCCACTGCTGCAAACTCTCCAGCGGGATCGTGTCCTTCTCCCCGATCCGCATCTCCTGCCCGGCGAGCTTGTGCGCCTCGAGCACCGGCACGCGCTGCGCGTCCGGCCCCTTCCCAATCGTGATGACGTCGTTGATGATGGCCGTCGGGCCGTCCTTGTCCAGCCGCTTCTTGACGAGGTCGTTCTTGTAATACGCGGTGAGCGCCTGCTCCGCGAGCTTCGCGGTGTCTGGGGGACGGAACGGAAACATCCGGCGCAACGCCTCGGCGTTCTGCCGTGGGAATCCCGCGGCCTCAAAGGTCGCCCCAAACCGCGCCACGTTCTTTTCGTACGCTTCGCGGTCGTCGAGCTTCCCGAGCTCGGCGCCGGCCGACGTCAAGGCCCGCTGCGCCATCTGGTCGCGCTGCCGCTGTTCGGCGTCCTGTCGCGCCGCAATCTGCTGCTGGCGGTAGTCATTGACCGCCTCGTATTGCTGCTGTTGCAGTTGGAACCGCTGCTGCTGCATCGCCATCTGTGGAATCTGCTGCGCCACGGCCGCGAGTCCGCGCCCGACCGGGCGCTTCGGTCCCGCGATGCCGGCGAGCAACGCCGGGATCAACGTCATCAGCGCGGTTTGCCACCCACCGGCCCCTTCTTCCCGCGGCACGCGCAACACCTGGTCCTGCGGCGCCATCGGTCGTTGCATCGGCAGCCCGAGATCGAGCGGGGCGGCGCCCGCCAGCCCAGGCGAGGGCACGACGAGCGGCCCGCCGAGCGGATCGTCGAGCTGGTCAAACAGCGCCATCAGTACCCGCCGATCCCACTAATCGGCCCCGGCAACTCACTCCCGCCGGTCTGTCGCTGCTGCATCATCTGCGCGAGCATTTGCAACGCTTGCTGAATCGCCGCCATGTTGCCGCCGCCCATCTGGGACGGAGGCGCCATCGTGTCGGCGAGCGGCACCGGCTGAAACGGCGTCGCCGACGCCTGTTGTGATTGACTGCCTGACGTGTACAGCTGACCGAGCAGGCCAATGATCTTTTGCCATTGATCAGGAGCGGTCCGCGTGGTCGTGGCGAGTTGGCTGGTATCCATAATTTATGCCGCGAAATACGGTGCGGCCGTGGCCGCCGCGCCCAAGAGCGACGCCCAGAATTGTGCATCGCTATCCGTCCCGCCGCCGCTTTTCGAGTTCTGAAACTGCCCGAGCAAATTCAGGGCATTGCCCAACCCGTTCACCGCGCCGCCGCCGCCCATTCCGAGCGCCTGCATCGCGAGCTGCAGCCGGGTATCCGCCAGTTCGGGGATCTGCTTGAAGGTCTGCACCGACTGACCGAACCGCCCTTCGTTTTTGTCGAAGACGTGCTCTTTGAGCGCCGAGAGCATCGAGCCGACTTGCGTCGCTTTCGCTTCGTTCTCGCGCCCCAGGTCGATCGCGCGCGTTGCAATGTCCGCCCGCGACCGTGTCCGCAACGCTTCGTACTGGCGATCCGCATCGGCCAAGAGTTGTTGCACCGGCCCCGACTCCGGCGTCATTCCGTGCGACTGCGCCCAGAGCAAGACCTTCTGCCGGTTCGCGTCGCGGTCCGCCGTCAACGGATCGATCTGCTGCGTGTTGAGCAGATCCAGTTCTTGCGGGGTGTACGCCGGTCCTTGCAGCCGCTCGAAATACTTTCGCAGGTAATCCTGGGTCGCCGTCACGTCGGGATCAGAGTACGGCTGCTGCATCCGCTGCACGAGCTGCCGGAGCATCTGTTCCCATTCGACCGTGGCCGGATCGGAGAACACGCTATTGGCGGTGAGGTCTTGTGAGGCGTGGTTATCGCCGAACGCCAATTCGGCCGCCGTGGCCGGGCGCCCGAAGATGCCCGACGTGCCCCCGGTCCCCGAGAAGTTCGTCCCGCCGCCGCCCGACAAGATACCGCGAATGAGCCAGCCCCATTGTCCACCAACATTCGTGTCAACAGTGATCCCGTTCGGCAGCGTGATCCGTCCGCTCGGCTGGCCCGCATCGCTCGGCTTGTATTGCATTTTGATGCCGAGTGATTCCAGCCACCGCCGCATCTGATTCAAGAAGTTCGGGTCGAACTGCGACCCCATCCGGGTCACGTCGAACTCGTTGAAGAAATCGCCTTCGCCGGTCAGCTGTTGCCGATTCCCGCCACCAAAGAGATCGCGCAAATAATCGTAGACGCTCATCCCTTGTGGCGCAGAGGTGTCCGCGGGCGCCGTCGGTGGCTGCGGCAATTGTGATGACCCCGACGGCGCCCCGGTGATGACGGGCTGCGTGGTCGGGTCGTACGTGCTGGTGGGGGTACCGTAGAAACCTGCCATGTGTCACTCCTTAGCCGGTGATGACGGGACCTTCCCCAGTGCCAGGGAAGATATTGCTGCCACCGCCGCCGTTGTTGCCGAGGCCGAGGGTTTGCGCGTATTTCGGCAACCCCCACAACGCTTGATTGGTCACAGACTGGAACAGCGGGTCCTGCATCTGCATCCGGCTCAGCATCATATTCAGCAAGGCTTCCAACTGCGGCGGCAGACTGGCACCGCCGGTGCCCCCGCCCGAGGTGCCCCCGCCTGAGGTGGTCCCGCCGCCGCCCGCTTGGCTCGCGGCATTCCCTATGGCGCCGCCGCCGCTCGGCGTACTGCCCCCAATGTCTTGCGGGTAGCCTTGTACCCCACCGCCGGACATCCCGGCCAGAATCTGCAAGGCGCGGCGAATCGCGTCATCGGAACCGTTCGAAGTAGTTGGCGTCATCATCGGGCTAGCTCCATGTGCTCACGAGTTGGCAATGCTGTAAGGCTTCCTGCGCGTCGGACATCCGCGCGCGCGCGCGCGCGAGGTCGTCCCGCAAGGGTCGCGTCCGCTGGTACCACTTGCGGTCGATCAACGCCTGCACCGCGCGCTGTTGTTTCACCTGCGCTTTGTGGATGTCCCACTGCAACGGGTCCTCGGCCGTGCGCGGACACGGTTCGAAGGCGTACTGAAAATCCGCTCGGAAGATCGGCGTGGCGTCCGGCAACACGACATGGCCGTCAGCCGTTTCGTAGTGGCGCATCCCATCCACCACGCGGACCCGTTGCTTACCCCGGCCCAATACGCGCCCGAGCAGCGATTCAAAGTTGGGGCGCTGCTCGATGTATTCGCGCTGCGTCGAGAGGTGAATCCCGTAGACATGCACTTCCCGCGCGCCCTGCAACAGGGCGAGCGCGAGCATCCAGGCCGGGGACGACGTGCTGTAATACTTCTCGTCGGTCCCCGCGGCATAGCCGAAGTAGTCCTCAATCTCGGCACGCGGAAACGGCCGCGCATGCGCCCAGGTGGCCGCGGCGGGATGCTGCTCGCGGTACTGCGGGTGCAGATACGTCGGGACCACTTGCGTGCCCAACCACGCCAGATGATCCGCCGGGCGGACGTAATACCCGGAGGGCACCTGATGCGCGAACACCTGCTGACCCGGCGTCGGATGGTAGAACCGATCGAGCGGGTGCATGTCGAACCACGCATTGGCCCGAACGAACCCGGGTAATTTATACGCGTCATTGAGCGAGATGATTGACAGGCCCGTATCGGTCCATGGCGTGTTTTGCCAGGATGCGGCCGTGCCTACGATGGCTACGCGTTCCCAATTCATTACGGTTCCACCCACACGGAAAACGCGGCGCTCGTGCTGGAACTGGTCAAATAGATCCGCACGGTGTCCGCCGCCCGACTCACCTGCAACGGCACGAGTTGCGACCCCACCTCGCTCAGAAACAACACCGGATAAATCGCCGTCGGCGCCGCGCTCAGCCCGTGCACGATCGAAAACTCCGTGTTCGCCGTGCTCGGCGTTGTGCTCGACCGCAGATACCACTGCCCATTCGTCGCCCGCTTTCCCTCGTCCGGCTGGCCGTGTCGCCACGTCTCCATGACGTGTTTGATGGCGTCACCGATGGGGCGACGCTGCTCTGTCGGCAGCACATTGAGCAAGAGTTCGACCGTGCCTTTGTCCGCCATCTTACTGACCGGCGAAGGCCACCCACTGACTGTTCACGTACTGCAACCCTACCGCGCGCTTGGTCAGCGTGAAAATGGTTGTGGACCCAGCTGCCCCTTCAGCAAAAATCCGACAGTCCACTGAGGAGCCCACATTGTTCAATCCAAGGACCCAACTATTTCCAGAGGTGCTCACGATGGTCAGGATGCGACCGGAATATCCGCCACTGATCCCGGTCAAGGTCGATCCACCGGCTGGCGCACTGAGCAACAGCACTGACGCCGAAGACGCCAGCGCGAAGTTATCGGTATTCCCCGTCGACAACGCCGCGATCTGAATGCCAGGGAAGCTCACGGCGCCCGCGAGCGTGGAGGACGTCGTAACTTCCAACGTCGGCGTCAAGACACCGCCCTGGAGTTGACTCCCGCCCACGACCAGCAGCGAAGCGAGCGTCGACCCGCCCGAGACGACGAGACTCGCGAGTGTCGACGCGCCGGCCTGGAGT